TCATTCGATCCTCCCCTCTCGCATCCATCATCGCATCCGCCGTTCTGAGAACGACACGCAAAGGGCCACCAGATCCACGCTGAGCGGTCCACACCGCGCGTGCATGGTTCCGGTGGCCCCGGGGGGGTTACTCGGCTGTTTCGTCGTCCTCAGGGGGCGGGGTTGGTTCGGCCGGAGGCCCGATGACCACCGGAGGGATCGGCATGGGTCCAGGCGGGGGTGGGACGATGGTCATAGCTCCACCAAGTCCTCATGTGCCCAGGCCCGGCCCTGGCTATCGAAAACCTCGCCGGTGTCGGTCTCGAGGGAGAACCCCTGTGGAATTCGCCACGAGTCTTCGAACACCTGCACCGAGATACGTCGCTCCTCCGCGTCGAGCGCGTTGTCTTCCGGTACCCAGACACGGTTGAGACTGAGCGCTGGCCCCGCGAACTCCTTGTTTACTTCGATGTCCATCCGCGACCGAAGGCTCATATTGCCCCGACCTTTACGAGCGACGTCGAAAGCTTTGGCGATTTCCTCGCCATTCGTTCCGTCGTACGTGATTCTCATGTTTCTCCCCCTAGAGGATAACGCCAGTGTCGCCAGGGTCGGCACCACCGAATTGTACGACGAAGTCGAGAATTTCGTTACCAGCGCAAAAGACGATGAGGTTGCCGGTTCCGGCGATCCGCTGGAGCGTCAGGATGATGGAGACGTATCCGTCAGCCGTTGCCAGGTAGAAACAGTTGATGGGAACCGTGTTGGACTGTGCGAGGTTGTCAATCGTGTTTCGGAAGTGGCCGATCTGTGCGCTTGAGGTCGTCGCCAGTGTACCCGTCGTAGCCGAGTACGCGATGCGGATTCTCGCATCGCCGACATCGTTATCTACCGACGTGTCGATGTTGATGTTGCTCGTGTTTAGCTGGTAGATAGATCCGGCCTTAACCGGGATGTTATCGATACGTAGCACGCCGGTTTCGGTAGTGGTGATGGTTCCCGTCGAAGTGGTCCTTCGAGTCCGAGCAACAACCGATTGCTGACCACTTTCTACCTTGGATACTCGAGCGTCGAGGTCAAGGATCGCGTTTCGCACCGCGATACCGAAGCCAGCCGAAGGGATAGGCTGCCCTTTGACCGGGAGAGTGATGGTGTACGGACCGGCCATAGCCTAACTCCAAATCGCGTTGTCCCAGCCGTCTAGACCATCCCAGACGGCGACTGGCAATACCTGAACCACCTTGATGTCTTGCGTGTATTGAGCTCCCGCGACATTGTGCTGCACCCCGAGGATCCGCCAGTTACCGGATGCCGATGTCCCCTCAGAGTCAAGCACGGTAACCAGTTGTCCCGGCTTTCGGCGGGGATCGCCCATTACCGTGAGAATCATTTCCGGCCGAGGCTGCCCGATGATTCCCAGCAAGCTAGACGCCATGCTTTCCGCTACCGACCGGTCGTGAATCCAATTCATCTCCGCAGATAGGCCTCGTTCTCCGCGAATCCGGACCGAGTCTTGGTCGCGAAAGGTTGAGTAACCATCGGAAGCCCGAAGTCCATATCCCATGATCTGGAGCACTGGAACCTGATCCCCGGCATTGGCCAAGTAGGCCGTGGACGAAGTTCCATTGACAAACTTCAGTGTGATGGATAGTGCGTCGACAGCCACAATCGCAGCGGTAACCTGGAATGAAGAAAGAACCGTTCCTCCGCCCTCAGCGTTGGTGTTCGCTGTGATGTAGTGCCGATCGGTCGGTAGGGTTGGGGTAGTGATTTGTGTTGAGGTAAGATTGATTACTTGGAAGTTGACATTAGTTACCGGATTGCTTGCCCCATGGATCTCCACGCAAGGGACATCCAGTGGGAAGGTAATGAACGACGTTCCCTTGGGAATTTCTACTGCGGTGTTGTAAAGCACCATCGGTTTGATCTTGGTATCTACCCGCTTATCCTGGAACTGCACCGTGACGACATTGCGCGTCTTAGACGTATCAATCATCGGCTCGAGGTCGGCGGTGTTGATCCGGGTATCTTGCACACTTGAGACCGTAGTCTGGGCCGTTTCCCCGAAGTAAGCCAAGGGCAAGAACTCGAGGTTATCTGACTCGTTTACCCGATAAGACGACAGGCTATTACGAGCCAATTCCGCCAGGGTGTCCCAGACGTTTACCGCCTCCGTCTCGGCGATACCGGCCAGACGTGTACCAATCGACCGCATCGTCAGCGTTCCACCTGGTGCCTGGGGAACAGGGTACTGGTCATCCCAGAACCCAGCCGCATAAGTCTCACCGAAGTCGATCATCACCTCGGAAAGGGGAAGGTGGCTATTGACGCTGATCGAATAGGTATTTAGGGCCCCCCGACCCTGGAAGTCAGTCATGGGCAGTTGAGAGGTACCGTTGTACGTTCCGGCCCAGAACGACGAAGATGACTCCGTGGAGTTGTGGACCACACGCGCGGTTCCGGCGGCATAGTCCCAGTAGAACCCAAAGAAGTGCCAGGCATCGTCGGTCGGTAGTAGCCCGCTGGCAGCGTAGGTTACCGTCGCCGTTCCAGCGATGTAGTTACCCATCTGGACGTACGGACGCCGGTTAGCCGAGTCGATACCCAGTAGCACATACCCCAGGTCATTCGCGTATTGGTCCTTGACCGTGATCAGGGTGTAAAAGATGAAGTCGGCACCCGTTCCACCGGTCGAATACGATGGAGCTGGTTGCACCGCATCGGCCCGAAGCCAGAAGCACAGTCGTCCCTTTGAGTTGGCCTGCGAAAAGATGTCGGCGAAGATCGGCCCACCGGCCTCGGTGATGTGCGGAAACTCCGACTCCGGATAATCGAAGAAGTCCGATGCCTGCCAGTTGATGTTGATCCATCTAGTCCGCAGAGCTGTCTGTTCCGCGAACATGCCGAGAAGGAATGGTCCCTCCACCGCATTAAGGTTTTTCCACCCGTACAAGCCGCCCGGAGGGCCCGGGGGCCGGTACTCGTATCCACCCGAGTATTCGCCCGGCTGAGACCAATGGGAATGGATGGAGCCATGCATAGGTGCCCAGAAACGCGTGTACCGGTTCGGGGCCGGTCCGACGAATTGCGACCCTCTCGCGGCCAGCCAGGTGATCAGCCAATCAATCGTCAACCCCTCACGATATCCGCTGACCACGGGCAAAGACACCGTCTGGTTCAGCCGGATACGCGTCTTACTGACTGCCCCCATAGTCACGGGGTCGTTTCCCGTCGAGATCCCTTGCATCTGGCCAGTAAAGAGGGGGGTATCCACCGGCCCGGTAGAAGTGATCGTGCGCAAGCTAGCCAAGACCGTAGCGGTATCTCGATCCCACCCGTAGACGGGAGAGTCCCGGTTGAACGGTGAGAAGTACTTCTTAGCCGACCACCGGGGACGCGCGAAGGGCTCCACCGAAAGGGAAGCCATGCACATGATTGCGTTAGCCGGAGATTGGGTAGCGTTGGCCGTGTAGAACCCGGATTGCGCAAGGGGACCTCGCGCAGCCACCACTACCAGGCCGTTAAGCGCCGGATTACCCTGCAATACCATCGGAGCGGTAGGGGTAATTCCGCCGATGCTTGCCGACCCCCAGAACGCCAACTGATAGCCCTGGCCGGACAACGTGGAGGATACATTGTGGCTGGTGACGCTCGCCGATTCGGCGACCAACTGAATATCCGTTACCCGGTAGTCTAACGCCATATCGGTCGGGTTCCGAGCCCAGAAGGGAACCGTTACCGCCATGTAGTCGACAGGCTTATCCGACAACAGCATCAGCGGAGGATGGTTGGTCCGGTACCGACGCTTCCCATAGACGTACATCGATAGCGGGGCATCGGTGACCGACCCTAAGAAGTCCCAGGAGTCCTTGGGGTCGTTGACGGTCTGCACCAGGTTCGCCGTGGAGTCGTCAATCAGGACGCACGCGACGAGGAAGTCATCCCGGATCACCCCGACAGGGATGGGGGAAGAAAGGGAAGTCTGAGCCGCACCCGACGTGAAGTCCAAAGTTCGAGTACCAGAGCTAGCCAGCGTCAATCCTTCTCGACCAACTAGCTCTGCCGAAAGGATACCGGATGCGTCCGCGCTGGTCGTCATCGTTACGGGATCAGGCAATCCGTCATCCAGCGTATGCGTGATCTGCATTGCTCCGGATGATTGCTGCGTCAGGTCTGTCGGGGTGTCAGCATTAACCGATCCGTCTGACACCCCATCGCTCTCACGCCAATACGCCTTGAGTGGGTGTGGTCCGAACTCCACCGAAGAAGAGGCGAGCGCATCGTCAAGCGAAGTCATGCGGCCAACTCCCGGAGTGTCATGGTGATTCCCTCGCGCCAACGTGCATCAAAGGGAATCGCGTCACCCAGTGACAATATCTCAACCGGCCGGAGTCCAGTACCGGGAGCCCAAGCATTCACTACCGAATCTTGCTCGAGTAGCGGTTCATCGACGTAGATTGAAGCCCCGGTAGTGATGGTAGCCGACGACGACACCACGACCGGCCGTGCGTAGCAAGCATTGGCGGGTGCGTTAGCCGTCACCGAGAAGCGTAGCCAAGTGCCCGGGGTGAAGTCCCCGCCGGTACTCTCCGACAACTGAGACCCGGTCGAGTCCAACCACTGGATACGGGCAGACATCGTGATGGCCGAGTCCACCACCCCATCAGGCTTAGCCCAGAACGACCACGAGTAAGGCAGCCCCACCACGACAGGAATACCGAACCAGTTTCGGTAGGGAGGACCAAACACCATCGTGGGGCTACCGGCCGCAGCCGATACGAACTGCCACCGAACGGATCGTGTGGCACCGACTCGATGGATGTTCGCAGGGTCCGTGTTGCTGAGGATTACCCCCATGTTAGCCGCACCGGTCGAGGTGGCCAAGTTCGTTGTGTCGTAGAGGACATTGGTTGCGCTGGCCTGATTGGGCAGCAAAAGATTGGGCACCGAAGGATCAATGAGAGCCCACGGTCCCACACCAACCGATCCGGTCCAGAACTGGTCCAGGGCTGTCACGGAGTCCCCGTGCATCGACTTCCAGTTGATGGTGTACGGGCGCGAGCCCTGGGAAGCCGATGACACCAAGTGCTGCCCGGTCCCCGTGACGAAGTCGAACGTCTGACGATCGTACGGCCTCGCCATACCCCCTCGAGGATACGGCAGCGTGACATACGCTCCCGGTCGGCCAAAGTACAAGTTGGGCCAGATACGAGCCGATCGTGCCATCAGTTACCCCTTCCCGATCCAGCCCAGGTGTTGGCCCGGCTTCCCTCGTCTGCGGCCTTCTTGACTGCGACTGGGTTGCCCGTGATCGCGTCTACCACAATCGTCGTCAAGGTCTTTCCATCGATGTCCAGGTGATATTCCCGCGTCCCCCCGGTCGCCGGGGTGATTGCGGGTGCCGAAGAGGCCCCTGATTTGGTCGCAGAGCCAGTGGGAACCGTTGCGCGTCCCAATCCGCCAACCGACCCCAACAACGCGGCTGCGGGCTTCTGAGACCCGTCGTCGATCCCCTGCGCAAAGTCGTTCATGAACCGACGTGCACGGAGCAACACGTACCCCTTGCCGGACAATGGTCCTTCCTTCGCCGGAGATCCCGGAAGGAAGTTGGTTACCGCCGAGACAACGGAATGGACCTTGTCCTTCACTGCCCCGATCATCGACCCGATGCCGTTGATGAAGCCCCGGATCAAGTCTCGACCCTTGTTGTAGAGCAACGACCCCAGGCCGGACAACGCGGAAGACACCCGACCAGGAATACCCCGGACAGTTGAGATCAGCGAGGTAATCGCCGACACTGCCGCATTCCGAGCGGAGTTGAAAGCGTTCCGGATGTAGGTCACGACCACGACCACACCTCGGATGACGTTCTTGATGATGTTGATGTTGTTCTGGATCACCCGGGAGATACCGGCCCAGATGGTATTAGTCACGTTCCGAATGTCGCTAAGAACGCGAGCCCAAACGGCCTTAACCAGGTTGATGGCTGCGGCGATGAAATTGGATACCGCGCTGATGACCGTCCGGATGCCGTTCCACGTCATCTTGATGGCGGTCCACAAGTTCTGTGCCGCACCAACAATGGCCCAGAACGCTTTGACGATTAGCGGCCAGGCCACGTTGACAATCCAGTCCACGGCAACCTTGATCGCTGCCTGAACGGACTTGAAAACTGCATTGACGATATTGCGGAAAGTCTCGGAATGCTTGTAGGCGTAAATCAGTCCGGCTACCAATGCGATGATGGCAAGGACGATCAGGCCAATGGGGTTGGCCGACAAGGCAGCGTTGAGTGCCCACTGAACGGCGGTCCAGGCAAGAGTTGCCACCTTCACTACGTTCATGGCGATAGCCGCCGCAGCGGTAGCCACCCGGTTAGCCACGACAGCCACGGTGTTAGCCACCCAAGCCGCAACAGCCGCGCCACCGGTAACAGCGGCACTGGCTATCTGCGCGATTCGGTTAGCCACAACAGCGGCCGTGTTGCCGATCCACTGGAGTGTAGTGGCAATGATCCTCGCCTTGAGAATCCCTTGCACCACGGCAACAGCCTTCGCTGCCGCCGCATAGACCTTGTATGCCACCGCCAGCGCCAGAACCGCCGCAGCCGCCGGGCCGAGCCACCCGATGTTGTCGGAGATGTACGTCGACAGCTTGAGCAACCACGGGGCTACGGCGTTGATCGCGGGTACCAGGGCAGCCGTGATCTGACCGGCCAGCGCGGTGATCGCGGGGACTAGAGCGATGATAGCGGGAGTAACAGCCTGCAACAATGCCAGGAAGATCTGTCCCGCAGCCCCGCCGACCGCAGCCATTGCCGTACCAAGCTGCGCGATTAGATCGGCCCCTTGCGCCGACCGGAGGAATTCGGCCAGGGTGAATACCAGTTCCGTCAGCGTGCCGACCGCGTCTCCACCGTTTGACGTGAAGATCTGGAAGATAGACTTCGCGATAGTCCCGATATCGACCATCAAGCCACCGAATTGCTGCAAGATCGGCAAAGCCGTAGCAAATAGCGCTTCGAGATCGATTTTACTTAAAAAGGCACCAAACGCCTGTAGCGCGGTGGCCAGTTTGCCCCCGACCACACCCGCGAACTTGGACCCCTGTGCGGCCAGGCTCAAGAACCCAGTAATCACCGGACCGATAGCGTCCTTGATCCGCAGGAAGAATACGGTGACGCCCTTGAGAATGGTGCGGAGGCTTTCGATGTTTTTGCCACTGGTAGCCGTCTTGACTACGCTTTGCGCAACCTGCCCGATGGCGAAAGCCGCCCCCCGGGCCTGCGTCTGGAGCGTCACCACCCGTTTGACGACTCCAGCGACGGACTCTGCCGATCCCTGGAAGAATGCATCCTGGATCGACTTCTGCATGGCCTTGAGCGCGGGCAGGGATTTCTGCACAGATTTGACGAAAGCCGCCGCTTGAGGACTCAGCTTAGCAAGGGCTTCGTCGAATTCCTTACCACCTTCGCTCGCGGCTTTTAGTGCATCCCCAACATTCTGGGTGGCCACCTTAGCGATGACCATAGCCGCGCCGAAAGAAGCGATCAATGCGGGAGCGGCAGCGAAAGAAGCCGTCAATACCGGGGCAAGGGAAACCACCAGGCCGCTCAGAAGAGACAGGCTATTGGACACCAGCCCAATGGCTCCAGCAACCTTGGCAGCCCCCTTACCCATGGAAGCGAAGCCGGAGATGACTTTGGTGCTCGGGCCATCAAGGCCACCCAATGACTTCTTGGCCTTCTCGGTATCCCGAGTCGCCCGGATGATCCCGGCTCCATCGTAGTCAATCTCGATGGTGCCCCGAATCGTCCCGAGGTTATGGTTGGCCATCAGTCACCTCCCCCTACGCTACCGGCCGGAATCGACCTGGTTGATTGTCCTGCGTGCCCAAGTACTGATCGAGCACCCGTTGCCGAGCCTTCGTGTGGGCCGGTCCTTTGGCGTTATCCGGGAGGCGATTTTCCGCCTCATCCATGTCGTTCTCAATGGCCGTAGCCAAAGTAAAGCAAGCGCGGTCCGTGCAAAATGCAACGAAGGAATTGGTAACGCCAAGAATGGAAGATGGTCGAGCATTCATCGCCTTCGACATGGACCACACCTCCCAGACGAGTCTCGGGTTACTCGCGAAACTTCATCATCGAGCCGAGACCCCCTGCGGCCCAGTCGAAGAGGTGCATCTTGTCTTCGAATCCGACCTGATCCGTGTAGGCTGCACCCTCGATTCGGTCCCCCACCGGAATCTTGGTCTTGACGACGGTCTTGCCGACCGTGGTCTCCGTGTAGTGCAGGTTGATGACCGGCGACACCACGATCAGGGGAAGAATGCGGTCCACCATCGAGATGAGGTCACGAACCGCGCGGGGGTCCTTCATCAGGGAAGCGACGTCCACCTCCGGACCATCGGCCTTTCCCTTGGCACCCTTGACCTTGCGGGCATGACGTGACACCTGTGCAGTCAAGGCATCGACGTCGGTCAAGAACCCCGCCTCGATCATGTCCTCGATAGACATTCGCTTCGCTCGGCAGGTCTGCCCGGACGGAAGGGTCAACTCTTCTTCGACGCCGGAGGCCGGTGTGGAACTCCAGACATTGTTGGGGGTGAATGGCTGAGGGTCGTCGGCCAGGCCGTGGTCGGTGGAAGGCATCGAGTGCTCCAAATTTCCGCTGGGTTGATCAGACGTAGGTGTACGTGGAGAAAGCGCCGGTCGCAGACGCGCCCGACACGTTGGAGATGACGACCTGCGAGGCACCGGCCGCGTGCGCCGGAGTGATCAGCGTGAGCTGATACGGGCTGTTCACCTCGTAGTCAGTGGCAGCCGTACCGCCGACCGTGACAGTCGTGATACCGGTGAACCCGTAACCGGAGACCACGATGATCTCGCCACCAGCGATCGGACCGCCGCTGTCAGACAGCGAGTACACGACCGGCGCTGCCGGGGTGTCGATGACCGGAGCCGCGATGGTTCCAGCCGTCTCCCGCTGCACGAAGTCGTAGACGGTGTCGTTGATCTCGGTGGCGTTCACCAGCCCGGACACGAGGCACGGGAAGCCCGTACCCGACACGGACGGGATGAAGAACTGCCCGTCACCGAGTTCGCCTTCGATGTTGCCGGTTGCCCGGCAGCGGTACACGACCGCCTGGAAGTCTCCGCCGTTGTCGTTGATCGCTCGGCCGAGAGCGGTGAAGAACGGCCGCTGATCCAACGACTTCTTGCGGAATCGGTTGATCTGGTTCGGAGTGATCCCAGTCGAGATGACCACACCACCGGCCACCACCGCGTAGGCTGCGAACGAGATACCACCCGCCTCGAGTTCCCACTCGACGGACGAGCCCTGGCCGTGTGAGGTGTAGAGCTTGTCGTCACCCCGCAACTCTTCGTAGTCCTCCGTGTCGTTGAAGGAGAACGTGCGGGCAACCGGCAGGTCGGTCAGAACCGATCCGAAAGTGTCCGCAGCCAGAGTCGGGTACTGGACCAGCTGAACATCCCGCAAGCCATACGGGAGTGCGTATCCCAGTGCCATTAAACCCTCCCTTGAGGATTACGGAACCGCTGGGTGTCCAGCAGTTCTCCTGTTTTGATACTGAAGGTGTGCAGGATCGTCACACCCGGCCGCTTTCCACACCACCGACTGGGGCATGAGACCTCGATCTGCGCATCATTGTGGGCAGCCACGGTCACCTCCCCAAACTTGCGGTGTGGACAGCGGAGGTTCATGTCAGCGGCCGGACTTGGCCGGAACGTCCCCCGGCTTGCTGGTAGCGCGCGTCGGTGCCACCGTGGAGGCCCCTGAGTCGTCCCTGGAGACGGTTTGGTCGCCCTCGAGCACCGCAACCACATCCACCGGGGTCTCAGTGACCTGAGTGACCTGTGCGGGGGTCATGTCCCGCGTCTGGGGCTTCGGCGAGAAGTCCTCGTCGTCGCCGGACATCACGAAGAACTGATCGGGATCGATCGCGACCCGAAGCTGATCCTCAGTGAAGTGATCCGCCGGAACCGCGAACCCGTTGAAGGCCGACCACTGCACGGTATCGGCCGAGATTCCGACCGAGCGCCAGTCGGCAGCGGTGATCTGCCGGATGTGCGAGGGGCCGATGTACTTTACGTAGCGCATTCCATTCCCTTCTTACTGTCCCGAGCCAGTCATGGTGAAGCTGGCATTACGAGCGATTGTCTTGTGGCCATCATCCGTCAGGTCTTCGCTATCCCCCGTCCAGTCAACTCCCATGACCCAGCCAGTGCTATCCGAACTAGAGATCAGGGTGGGAAGAAGAACACGAAGACGACGGATGATGGAGTCAATCACCGAGTAGTCGGCCGGTTGATCGTGCACCCATACTACGAGATCGCGTTGAGTTACCACGTCCAAGCCGACATTGTTTCGACCCCACCTCAACTGCAAGAATGGACGCGAAGCCGGGGTGTCCACATCGACAGCGAAAGATGAGGGCCCGGTGATTCCCAGCCCGTTAAGAACTGAGTCCCCAATGATCGCCTGATACACCAGTTGCCTCATGCTGTGGCCACCGCCCGATTGATAGCCGACGCAAGGTCAGCGGCGAGTCGAGGAGCGATATCGACCATGGTAGGTCCGATGATGGCGTACTTCCCCGAGTACTTAACCTCGAGCCAAAACGTGTAAGGCATCGTCCCGTAGATCGTTAGCTCGTGCATGACCATTGGCTCCGAGTCATGCTTGGCAAACAGACCTTGACGCGCATTACCCGTCCGGTCAGACCACGGAGCATTAGTACGCGCGAATGTCTCGGCGATTGGTTCATAGCGATCGAAGACCAGGTCTACGGCCGCATCGATCCGGGGCAGAAGCCGTTGCAGGTTTGGAGTCAGGGAGTCGAAAACGAACGTCCCCCTACGACGAGCCATTATGGCCTCGCTGTCCGGGGAATGTGCCGAAGCACAATCGCCTTTGTCTCGTAGTCCCAGCCCTCCGTAAACCCGATCACGTCGTAGCGGGTTCCGGCCTCATCCACCCAATAGTCCCCAACGGCGATAGCCATGTCGTGTGGTCCGATCAGGTGGTAGTCCCCGATCCGTTCCACACCCGCTACCGTTACGGTGGGACGCTGGTCATACGCCAAGAGAGACAGCTTGAATGTCTGGGCCGCCCGGGGAGTCCCCGGGACGTCGGTATACCCGCCAGAAGACGTCGGGGTACGAGTCACCGGAATCAACTGGGCCGTAGTCGGGTCATCCGCGATAAAGGCTGCGGTCATCCGACGTTGCTCGGCCAGCGATATCAGGCTCATACCCGCTCGATCTCCACTGTGTAGGACCGCTTGGTTACGGTTGCTTCCGGTTCGGTAGCGGTGGCCATTTCCAGATAGCCCTTGCGAAGCTGGCTGAGAGACCGGCTGGAGCCCGATTCCGTTACGTCCACCAGTCCGGATGCAGTGGCGGCCTTTTCACGCCAGATTTGCTTTGCGGCTGGGTCAATGCCCAGGTCATCGATCATCCCGCCGAGAAGGGAATCGGTGTAGACCGAATCGTCTTCTGACAGGGCAGTCATTCGACGAAGCTGAGCAATCTGAGTATCGGTAGCCATCGGGGTCACCTCCAAACTTGAAGATGACCCAATCATACCGTACACGATTTCAGAAGCGAGAGAACGAAAAGCCCGACGACCGAAGCCGCCGGGCCCTTCATCGTTGAATCCGATCAGCCGAGCGCGCCCGGGTTCTCGGAATCCCAGAGCCGAAGGCCTTTGATCATGTCGGCCTTCAGAACCGCACCGTTCTTGCCGGTCGCGACGACCTCGACGTCCGTGGTGTTCTCCATGGCGTTCCGGGCGATCACCTCAGCCTCGAGATCATCCTTCGACCACGTGTCGTAGTCGTCCGGCTCGTCATCCCCCGGGGGATCGGCCTTGGTCGGGTCGACCTTGGTCGGGACGGTCTGACCCTCCGACGGTGGGACGAGGGAGTCCGCACCGGCCTGGGGGTCCAGAGCGGAACGCGTGACGCCATCGTCCCCCGACTGATCCTCGGGGACCACACCGCCGAACTGTTCCTGGTGCTTGGAGATCCGGTCCTCGATGCCGACGATCCCGGTCTGCCGGAGGAAAGCGATGTCTTCCTCGCTCAGCTCGTTGTCCCAGTCGATCTTCCGCATGATTCAGCCCTCCAATCAGGCGTAGATCGCCGGAACGGCGTAGGCGGACGACGAGAGCTGCATGACGATGCCGCCGCCTCGCTGCCGGACACCGGTACCGAATCCGGTGTTCCAGAACGAGTCGATCAGCGGGTAGTCCGGGTTCCGGCCCTTGACGAGCCGCAGGCCCCGGAGTTCGTCCCGCGCGTGCTGCCGCAGGCCGATCGGGTTCTGGAGGTTGTCCGGGCCACCGGTCGCGAACGACGCCAGGTAGTCCGTCGGCATGTAGTCGTCGACCACGATCAGGCACGGGCCGTAGGACCCGATGACCGTCAGTCCGCCGAGGGTCGGCGCGACCTGGGCCTGACCGATGACCGTCGTGGTCTGCGGGATGATCTGACCGGGCTGTCCCTGCGCGGGGATGAAGTCGAATCGGCCGTAGTTGCCGCCGACCGCCTGCACCGCGTTGACCGCCGACCGGAAGTTCCGGATCGAGTTGCCGAGGGCGGTGTTCACCATGATGACGATCTGGACGCCGTTCTCCATGGAGTACCCGTGGGAAGCGAAGTCGTCGATGATCATCGTGTCGATGTCCTGGGCCTCGAGCACGGAGTTCGTGCCGGAGTTCTTGTAGTGCGTGTGCGACCCGTTGAACGTGTTGTTCTTGTACTGCGGCGGCACCGTGCCGTCGGCGTTGTAGAACTTGTAGACGTTGTAGTTCTGACCGTTGATGGTCGCCGTGAGGTTGGTCGGGTTGAACAAGGTCTTGAAGACCTGGCCCAACAGCAGCCGCCAGTACGCCTCGACGGAAGCGTTGGCAACGGAGTTGACCATCGCGTCCGTGGCGTCGGCCAAGTACTGCCAGGTGTACCGCGCGCCCAAGTCGTACCACTTGAACGTGTAGCCCATCTGGAAGTACGTCGGCGCGATGCGCGAACCGACCGGCTCGCCGAACTCGGTGGATTCCTCGAAGTCGACACCCTGGCCCGGCTGGGTCACGGTCTCGGGGTTCGTGGTCACCGGGAAGGTGAGGAAGTTGATCAGGTTTTGGCGCGGCTGGTTCACGGCGTTCAGCAGCGCCATGAAGTCGGTCCAGATCGAGTTCAGATCCGTGCCGTCAGCCGTCCGCGTGATGACGTCGGCCGAGGTGTGGGTACCGAGCCGGTTCGCGCCACCGAAGACACCGGGCAGAATGCCCAGCGATTCCAGGTCGACGAGTTCCATGCCCCGCTTCGGGGTGGTCGCCAGGGCCCGTCCGGGCATGACGAGATCCGGGATGATCCGACCCCGCGAGTTGCGGACCGGAACAGTGAAGTCGAGGTTCACAGCGCACCCGCAAACGCAGCACGAACGATCAGGCGCGAAGCCTCGACCGTGGTGCCGATGTAGAAGCCGATAGCCCCCGCGACAGGGGCCGTGGTCGCGAGACGAGAGGCGGTGGCGTCGAAGTAGTACTTCGTGCCCGCCGTCGGGGCAGCCGCGCCCTGGATGTCGTTGACACCCAGCTCCACCACCTCGGCGGAGGTGAAGACGTCGATCGGGTCGCCCACCGCGAAGTTCTTGTGGGCGACGATGATGCCGACGACGGAGACCGCCGTGGTCGCCTTGATGATCCGGCCGGAGCCGTTCAGGGCGACACAGAGTACGCGGTCCAGGTCGGTCACACCGGTCGGTCCCGAAGTGGCGTTCAGTGCGATGTTGAGCGGCGCACGAAAGTTACCGATCTTCGGGTTGGACTTGTCGATCCGGCTCACGTTCACTCCCTTCATGTCTTGGGAACGTAGCCTTTTTGGTGCAGTTGTTTCCGTTCGGCCACTGACCTTCGGGAGTTCTAGAACCGTCCGAGAACCGGAAACTTCTTTGCGAGCGCCGCTCGATCCGGAGTCTTCGGTTCCCCCCGGCGCTTGGTGTTCATCGGTGCGCCGGAACGACGCGAGCGCGGCTCGTCATCGTCGTCCTCGTCATCGTCGGTGTCTTTCCCCCGGGCACGGCCCTTCGGATCCTCTTCTGACTTCTTGACGAGATGGGGCTTGCGCTTGGCGAGGTCTTTCAGGGACCGCCGCAGTTCGCGCGTATCCACCGTACCATCCTCGTCAATCACGTCGTCGAAGAGGCCTTCTCGTTCGGCCAAAGCGAAAACGTCATTCGAGTCGATCCAGTCGACACCCGGAACTGGAGTCTTGAAGAACGCGAGCTGAGACTGCATGATGCGATTGGTCTCAGTCAATGCCTCGACCTTGGAACGCGCCTCGGACAGATCCCGGCCGATTACCTCGTCGGTCGGCTTGTCCACATCCTCGAGCGCTTTGATCCGATCGTTCAGCTCGCGAGTCTTTTTCTGTTCCTCGCGAAGGGCGAGACGATACCGACGCGCCTGGCGAGCCGCCTTGAACTTGGCATCCCCGTCTTCGTCGTCGTCGTCGTCGTCGTCGATTTTCGGCTTGGGCTTGGGTTTTCCCTTACCGTCGTCCGAGTCGTCTTCTTCGTCCTCGTCGTCGTCTTCCTCGCCCGGCACGTTGTCGGGGTCGTCGTCCTCCGACGCACCCAGCACGGGCCACACCGCCGTGCCGTTCTTCAAATACCCCAGCGGAGCGATCAGCTCGCCCGTGTGGGGATGACGCTTGCCGGTCAGGTTCGCGGAACGCACGCCCGGCTTGATGAGTCCCAGACCCATGTTAACTCCCTTGTAAGACGTTTCGAAGAATGGTATCTCAATCTTTAGGCGTCGACCTCCACCGACTCTTTCCAGTTCTGGAATTCCTGGTCAGTGCCCGGGGCGAACTCCCAGACAATACGATTTCCCTGGCCCTTTCGGGGGGCATTGTGCAGTGCCCCATCCATCAAAATGTCTTCGGGAATACCCCTCGGGAATGCCTGGCAGGTTGACTCGGAAAGTCGGTGGATGCACGAGTCACAGGTAGACGGGGATCGGGTGGTCATGACGGTACTTCCTTCGTGATGATGGACTCCAACACAAGTCCCATCTGCCTCATGTACGGCTTGGGTTTAGGGTTCAGGGTGTGGTCAGTCCACACCTCCGCCACCAGTTCAATCAGGTTAGTAGCCGCGTACTTACCAACCTTACGCCTGATGATTGCCTTATTGCGTGGAGCCGCAACCATGTTGTCGAGGTCGAAGCGATTTACCGGTCGAGTGCCGATGGTGTCTTCTAGTCCCAAATGCTCGATCAAAGCCTTCTGGATTTGCTTCCTCTGGGCAGGGTGGTCCATAAACCCGATCGTCAAAGCATGAGCCATCTCATGGGTGATAATCTGTTCAACCGGAGTTCCCCCTCCCTTGACAAACCATCCCGAAGCCCGATTCTTGGAAATCGTAGCCTCGTGGTCATGCAGGTGAGAGTGAAGCTCAATGTGTCCACCCATACACATTCCTAGTGTACCCTCCCCCACAGCAACAGGGTACTTACCAGGAGTAATACCGCTTTTCACGCCTCTAATCCGGTTGATCCGATTTCCCACCAGCCCTTGCTGTCGAGTCAACGCTCGGTCGGTATCCTGAGCAACCGCAGAATTTACCCTCACCCGACCCCGTACAGTACGGAGCATTTCGGACTCGGGGATAGCAGGAATTGGGCTAGTGGGGACTGCCCTTATAGAAGTGACGGGAGAAGGCTTAACCCCTTTTGCACTCGGCTTCGTTCCCAACTGCACCACCCGGGGATACTCATGGTTAGGTACCCCGTACCGGATCAACAACCGGTCAATTTCCTGATTGGTGTCTTCCGACTTCAACTTGCTTTGATTTACGATGAAGTTCCGAGAAGCCCCCCGACGAAGGGCATTCTGGATCTTAATCAGCTCTGTCGGACGAGGACCAGTTCCCAGGTTAACCTTTGACGCCGGAGGAATATATGAAGACAAAGGCTTAGCCACCGCAGGGGGTGGAGTGAAGGTAGTCGGAAATGGTACATTCGCCACCTTAACCTTCTCTTTAACCTGGGGCTTGGGTAGGGCAACTTTCTTCGGAGAAGCCGGAGGGATGACCTTCTTGGGGGTAACATCCACTACCTTGGGCTGTGACGGAGTGGGAATCTTACCACCAGTGCGACTCCCGGTCGGAGCATTCTCACCATGCTTCGCCGTTGACCCAGTTCCCCCGTTGGCTCGGCACAGAGCCCGCGCTTTCGGCGTCGAAGGATGTGGATGGCCGGTGTGGTCGATCATGACTTCTTCCTTCCCAATCGGGCCAAGTTCTCACGAGTCCGACGATCAATCTCATCATCGAACTTCCCGGCATCCAACGCCTTCTTGAAATCATCAGACGTCATCGTCACGTAGGTTATATAGCAAAAGCACTGGGGGTGGGGCTTCTCCGGGATTTTACCCGGGGCAAACTCACCATTACCCCCATGCGCAGCGTAGACGTTGCACTTGTCCGGCACCCGGTGCGATCCCGATAAGTTCCACTTCGCTGCCTTCACGCCAGGCCGTGTGGCACCCTGGATCGTCCGCTCATGGAAGGCATTGTTGATCTCGGTACGAGCCAGCCGCGTCGATGAGTACGAAGCACCCCCCGGGGCTGTGGGGCTAACGTACTTGTAGACCTCTTTTGCAAGTTCTTTCGCGGTGAGGTTGGCAATCAGCCCTTGGCGAATGACCTGTTCCACACGCCCGTCATCGAGCGCGGCCTGTCGGTACACCCGGGCGGACAGCTCTCGCCTCCGTCGCGCAGCGTCACTCTTCAAACCGGATGCAGCCGACGCCCTGAGAGACGCCACAAGCGTTTCAGCGGCCCGTTCCGATAGTGCGGCGTACGCGACGCGGGTTAACGCCTCTACGGCGTCGTCACCGGCCTGCAATGAGTCCTCGATGGCACGCGCCACCAGTGGATTGATCCGGCCAACCCACATAGCCCGAAGTAGCCGGTTGACGGCAGCCAACGTAACCCGCAGCTGAGCCGCGCGCACCTGACCGCCGATGCCCGGTCGCAGGGTAGCCACCCGGCGCTCAATCGCCTTTGCTGTCGCCTCGAGGATAACCCGAAGTTCTTTCTCGGTCTTTCCCTGAAGCTTTAGATAGGGCCGAAATTCCTTAGGCTGCGGTTCCGCCATCACTCGTACCCGTTTCCGAAGTCAACCGAGAGGCGAATGGATCGGCAGCGGCGTTTCGCTCGTCATATTCGGCCTTGGCCTTTTCACCTATTCCCTCAGGGAAGGTGTACCCAAGCTTTGCCGCTTCGGTCCGGTAGTACTCGGTGTCGATGACTCCCCGGTCGAGCATGTCGTTTAGCTCGGCGAATCGACCCTCCCGATCCACCGGAACAGCATTCCCCGCGACACAAGTAACGGAGGTGTCGTCGCTGAACGTAGTCTGTTCGTAGGCAGGCATCCACATGCGGAGGATGTCGTACCAGAGATTATCCTCGACGCCCAAGAGAAGATCGTTTTTTTCTCCGGCCTTGGACAACATCGGCCCAAGCTGGAGCTGAAGCGCGACCCCAGAAGCGACCGTAACGTCAACCACCCCGACAGCAACCTCCGGCGTCGAAGACACCCGGAAAAGGGCTTCCCACAGCCGGTCGTAGTGCGCACCGTACGACTCCGATAAGCCGCCGACGCCCTGGACCCTTTCCCACTTCGTTCCGTTGTGGTGGACCACACGCCCGGGGCCGAGTTGCCAGGGGAGTTTGTTTCCCTTTTCGTCCGTCGGCTGATCGGCATCGGTGGCGTACATCCCGATACCCATCAGTGCCAGCGCCAGGTCTTCGTCGCTCACGGTCTGGTTGATCGCACCCATGACTCGCTCGAGGCCCCTGATTTCGCTGGAGCCGAACGGATCACCCGGAACCTCGGTGTTCTTCGTGTGGTACACAGGGAGCGCTGAGATTTGTTGGGGGAGTTCGGTAACGGCCTGGATGATGGACTCCGGCCGGTCGTTGGGGCCTCCCCACTTGTCCAGCTCGAAGACACCTTCCTCCACCGTGATCGGAGTCGTACCGTCGGCCCTGGCCGGTCCCTTCCGATATGTCAGGCGACGAATGCGCGGGCCCTTGGACGTGTCGATCTGTTCCACCAGGTGGCAGCCAACCAGCCGGTCTACGTCCTCGGGATCGGGGATCGGGAAGTACATCCCGGGGTCAAGCGCCGTCAGCCTCAATCGCTTCCCGATCGGCTTGGATTCGTCCGCCGTGAGATGCCAGATCGAGTCGCCCTGGATCAGTCCGTATCGCTTCTTACCGTTGAACTTGGACCGGATGCGCTCCCGCTTCATCAGGTCATTGACCGCCATCTGGGCTGCCGCACCGTCCCCGCCGCTCACCACCACCCGGAAGTCTGCCCCGACGTACCGGTTAGTCGTGTCGATGATCGTACGAGAGGACGGGATGTAGATGGGGAGCGTGTTGGTGCCCCGGAGGGAGATCTTGAAGATATCCGGAACGTTCCAGTACATTTGCTCATAGGTCTGGTAGGACAGAATGCGCTGGACATCCAGCTCATCCGGTACCCAGGTAGGCTTTGACCCGAAGAACTCGGCCCCCGTGCTATACGGAGTGAAGACACCGCTTGCCATATCCGCCTCTCTTAATTGCTCATGTTGGCGGTGGCGACGAAAGATCCCCCACCAGCGCCCGACTTACCGAAGTAACCCCGGAAGAACCGGCCCAATGCCTCAACGCCGTGGTTGTCCTTGTCGAGAGGATTTTCGGAGTCGGACCGCTGATCCGACTTCTTTTCTGGCCACTTATAGCCTTCTCGCATTTCCCAGATCAACGTCTCGCAATGAGTACGGTCGATCATAAGACGTGGCCGACGTTCGGTGTCCCCCACGGGGAGATGGAGGTTTTGAACTTTCATTGCCTTGCGAATCAACGCAAGGCGGATTTTGATTTCCCCACCGGTGTTCTTGTGAGCCGGAATGCGCAACTTCCTTTGCATGGTACGAGTGTCATCCGGCTCGGCTGGGTCGGGGTACATCATCCGACACACCCGCACCAGCCCCGGATATTCAAGCATCAGGTCGGCACATACCTCTTCGGTGTCGAGCTCAGTCCGGCGAAATTCACGGAGCACCCGGATGTCGCCGAAGGGACCGACCTGGATGAAGAGAATCACGAAGGGATTAGTGAACCCGTAGTCAATAGCCATGTAGGTAGCCCATGACGGGTCATAGTCAAAATCCCCGAGGTGCACGTCTTCGTCAAATTCCTTCATGACGACACCGGTCTTATCGGTGAACTCCGCCCCGTATTGCCGAGCGAACTCGTCAGACGTCAGATCGCTTTCCGCCTCGAGAATTTCCGGGTCTGTCCGACCCCCGGGGAAGACGATGTCGTTAGTCCATGAAGGGCGCTTCCATGACTGCCACTGACCAAACCGTGATGACTGACCCCGGTTGTAGAGGTGGTACAGCAACGAGCTTTCAGACGATCCCTCCGGCACCCCGGAGAACACCGCCTTTCCTCGCCGGTCAGAAAGCGTCGGCCGGATATACTGACCCCAAGTGGATCGCCGATGCCTACCGGCCTCCACCATCAGGACCCAGTCCAACCCGTCGCCAACTAGCTTCTCCGGATGCGCGGCGCTCTTCCCGACGATCTGCGCACCATTGCTTAGCTGAATATGCATCGACCCCGAGTCGGCATTGTTGACAAACCGGATAGCGTCCTTCTCGAGCCCGATCTTCCGGAGGCTATCGTAGATGATCCGAAATTCCTTCTCCGCATCGGTGTAGTTGGGTCCGACCACCCAGCCAAGAGTGGGAGACCCATCATACGGGGAAGGCGTAAGCGCCCGTGTGACCATCTCGTAGCCACCAAAGAACGTCTTACCCCAGCGCCGACCACACCGAACGACCTTGAATCGAGTCCGGTTCTGGTGCAGATCCCGCTGACCGGCGTGAGGGTAATACCCCCAGACGTCATTAAACAACTTGGTTTTGGTCAGCACCGGGGCAGACATCTAGAACACTCCGTTTGCGAATAAGATAACCATGCCAATCAAAGCTACCGCTGCTCCGATACCTGCGTATACCCGAGTGACAAGCTGACGTGCTCCCATCTTCTCGGACTCAAGAGACAAGACACGATCGCCCATGGTATTCACGATCTTTTCCAAGGCTTCCAATTGCTCCACAGTGGCAACACCCGTACGAAGTTCATTGAGCAAGGTAAGCCGATCATTAACGCTTAGCTCGGCTTTCTCCACGCCTTCTTTGATGGACATCCGGGCGGCCTCGAGCGCTTGGTTCTGCGCGTCAAATCGCTGTTGATAGCGAAGGTCCCGCTCGTCCATCAGTTCACGCAGATGCCTTGCCCAGAACATCAATACTCCGAGTTGAAATTGCCCTCGAGCTCCGGGGTGGGAACTGAATCCGCCCGGCCTCCCGGGTCGTTGGGGTCGATTCGATGGATCTGCATCAATCGCTCGGAAGCGGTGGGCACGTGGGGTGCGGGCTGAACGAGCCCGGCCACACCGCCGAACTCGGTTGCCGACAGGTCATCGTAGGCGAGCGGATTGGTGAGGATGTCTTCCGTGTCGTAGACGGGCTGAACCGGCGTCCGGTCCAACCGGGGAGTGAGGCCGTACTGCGGTCCGACTGGCTCAGTCATTAGTGGATTTTCCTTCTCGTCATTGCCGACCGCTTAGCCATTGCCTTACGCTGAACCTTGGTGTGTCCGGCATTGGCGATTGCGGCGGCTACGCTTTTGGACTTTCCTTCTCGACGGAGGGCCCGATAGACTCGCTGCCTGTTGGGGTAGACGAATCCGAACTTTCCTCCCTTGGAGCTGACCATGCGTTGCCTCCCGGTTGAGCGGATGCGAGAGCTTCCCGGAGTTGGGCTTCCGCAACCATCAGATCGGCTGGCGTCAGGATGCCCCGGTTGATCAATGCTATCCGAACCACCGGATCATGCGCCATCGAGGCGATTACAGGCCCCTCAGCGGGCGACTGAGACGTTTTCCGGCCCGATTGGTCCCGATGTGCCGGACGCTTGAGAAAATCGAGCGACGCTCCCTCTGGAGTGAACGGGTGGTGAGGCTTGTTTTCCTCGTGCCACCCGTTTGTCTCACCACACATCCGGCAACGGTCGACGTCACTCATCTTCGTCGTCTTCCACGATCTCGCCCTCGAGCACGACCTGTTCGTCCTGCGGCAGGCCATCGTCCAGAACGATTGCCGCTGCCAACGCCTGCCTGGTGAAGTCGGTAGCCGCAACCTCGATGACCGCAGTGGGCTTGCCGATGATGTGCTCGATGATGAACGTGGCCGCAGCGTATCGGGTCTTCGCATCGACGATCGGGCGGCCCTTGTCGTCGACTTCCTCCGACATCATGAGGTCGTAAATGACCTTAACGGCCTTCGACGCGTATTGCGCCAGATCTCCGAAGGTCTCATCCAACAAGCGCTTCTTGGCCTCGCGCTGGATCTCGAGCGTGAGCCATTTCGGAGAACGACCCCGGAAGTCTCCCGCCTTAGTACGGGGTCGACCCTTCGCCAATTCCGTTAGATCCCACTCACTGACGGGCTTGAATCCCGCATGCTGGGCATATAGCTCGATGTCTCGATCGAACATCTTGCCTTGCCTGCGAAGACGTGCCCTGATCCGGTGAGGATCCTTACTCAGCTTCGATTCATCCTTTGGCCTACCGCCAACATATCCACCAGGCATTACAGTTCTCCATCACAGACGAGAAGGACGCCCCCGGCACAACCGAGAACGTCCCACAACTGTAATGCTAACTCAGTACCGTTTCATCGGCCCCAGGGATTTACGTGGACGCCAGGGGTCAAGGGGAACTTCGAACGTCTCATCCTTCTCATCGATGTCGTCCGGCCCTGGACCCAATCGCTCCGGCCGCAATTCCTCCGACCGCTCCCACGTCACGTCAGCAACGAATGACTTACGCCTTTCAGCCGGGGTGGTCCGAGCGAATAGATCCCTGAGCCAACTCATCCGGCCGCCCCCTCAGTCAACAACTTGTCGGCTATCCGGAGTAGCCCGTACGCGCGGTGTTCCTCCATCTCACCACCGGAGAATCCCAGGTGGTAAGCGGTCATTTGTTCGATCCCCTCGAGAGAGGTGACGGATGCAATCAGCATCCAGTCGCCGGTCATCTCGGGATTATCGGCATAGGGACCACGGAAAGCCTGCACGTGGTCAGCGATAGCCCGCTCGAGCGCGTTCTGCGCGTCGGCCTGTTCCTGGGTGGTCACGTCAACTCCGCCATCAGCACGGCACACCGGCGAGCACGCTCACGCAACTGACGCTCCATGCGAAGCTGTGCGGTGAGGTCTCGAGCCATCAGGCCGTAGCCGGTCATTGCCCCGTGAGCGCGAGCCTGGACGTTGTACCGGACTCCCCTGCCCACCACCGCCCGACGCGGACGGTTCTTCGTCACCAGGTACCGCAGACCATAGCGCCGTGTGGTCAGGCGCATCCACCGAACGAGAACGTATGCCTTCCAGATCACGAACCCTCCAATGCCGAAGGAAACCCCAAAGGGGCGGGTGCTTACGAAACGCGATGGTTTACACCTACGCTCGGCACCCGCCCCGGGGACAAGCCCGGTATCGCCACCCGCCGGAACGGGGAAAGGCCGGTGGTGAGTGGGGCTGCTAATCCACGGTATCACCCGTCAACCGAGCCTCGATCAGGAACGGGTTCTTGAACTTGTCAAAGGTCAAGCTCAACTCCCCCGGGGTGTGCTCGATGTCGGTCAGCGCAACGGCCGTGACCCGATCCGGCATCGACGCCACGTGACGCGCGGCAAGCACCCTCAGAACGTCGTACAGGCTCGAATCAACCTCGATGATGCGCCCGTGCACCCCCGACGCAACCACGAGGGCTGTGACGCCCTGAGACGACCCCATCTGCCGCTGAAAGTCCGAGAAGTTGTCGATGACAATCGTCGGATCTTCCGAGAACGTAAGGGCGATCGTCGCCCAGGCGATAGCCGCCCAAGACTGGCCGATGGACATTGAGTGAACGGCGTTAGCGCGGGCTTCCGCGCGAGTGACCGGAATAGGGTGAGGAACCATGTCAGCGCTTCTTCCGCTTGGTCGGGGTCGGCTTCTGACCGACGCGAGGGGGTGCCACACGCCGGGCCATGCGGTTGAACGTGAAGCGGGTTAGCGCATCGCAGCGTGCGTAGATTTCCTGGGGGTCGATACCCATCTCACGCACCACCGTGTGGTACGTCGGGAGCTTAGTGGAATCCATGAGCTAATGATGCGCGAAAGGGCGGAGCCCCGCAAAGGACCCCGCCCCCATCCGTCGCGTAGGGACGGTCAGTTGAGCAACCGGCCGATGTACTCTTCCCCGATCCCGCTCAGAGCCGAGATGCCGCTCTGGATGTCCTCCATCTTGACCATGGCCTTCTCGATCTCGTCGTAGGCCACGTGCGCCAGGTGCGCCATGTCCTGCAATGACTCCGACCGAGCACCCTCGCCGATCGTCTCGTTGATCGCTCCGCCGACTTCCTCCATCACGCCCATGGCGCGCGTGAGCAAGTCCTTGGCCTCGCCGATCGTCGCGTTGGCCTCTCCGGCCTTCATGTTGATTCCGGACACCCGGCCTGCGATTTCGGAACTCATGGTGAACCCTTTCAGCTCGAGAGACGATTGATGTATTGCTGGGCGTGTTCCTGGGTCACCGTGAGGGACGACGCAACCAGGTCGATGCTGGACCGCATACTGTCGACGTTGGTCTTTGCGTCCTCGATGGCCGCGAGCATCGGCGCGAGAACCGGAACGGTCTCGGTGTTGTTCAGACGCATAGCGTCCTGGTTGATTTCCTCAACCGTCGCGTAAAGGGCAGCCACCCGAGAGGTGATTTCCCCCAACTGCACCTTCGCCTTATCGGCCGTGTCGATGCCGTGCCGTGCTACGGCGATTGCTTCCCCGATGTTCATTCCGCTCCCTGTCCCGATCAGTCCATCCCGACGAAGGATATCGTCGGATTGCTTCTTCCAGTTCGCTTTCTGCCGCCGTTCCCTTTCCTTTTCCACATCCTCCTGATTGACCCCAGTTCCGGTGCCAAACCAAGGGTGAGATTTGTAGTCGGTGAAGTGACCGACCCGTCGAGATGCAGGGTTTTTGGATTCCTCAGTCCGGCGACGATCAGCCGCATCAGCCTCGGACTGGATCTGGTCACCAATCTTCCGGCCATCCCGGACAGCGAATACCCGCAGGTGTTCGACTTCCTCCGGTTTGAGCGGCAGGTGCATCAGCGTAGCCGGGCAGATCCCCGTCAGAATCGGGTGCCTGATCAGGTGTTCCACGATCAAGAACTCCGACCCCTTACCCGACCCCGGGTACTCCGGCGAATGGATAACTCTCACCCACCGAGTGCACAGGTCGTACGGGCAGGTACCGTGAATGTAAGCGGGTTCGTCAGGCACGGCCAGCCTTCTTCCACATCCGCTTCTGAAGGCGATCCATCGCCACCGTTACGATAGACCGACGTCCGGTAGCCACGTTCACGAGCGACACCACGACCCCATGCTCTGATCCCCGGAGGTCCGCCACCCGATAGACCTTGTCCGGAACGGCACCCTGCACCCGGTCATTGACCTGGAGTTCTTCCGTGCACATCCACGTCTTCATCGCATCGGCCTGGCGCTTGGACTTCAACCACGGGGCCTGGTTCTCTTCCTTGGCCCGAGCTTCGTGCAACTTCGCCACCGACCGGGCACGTCGGTCCCGGCAGTCCCAGCAATCGCACGTCTTCTGGTCGTGCGCATTAGCCGAGGCAACCGCTCGAGCCAGTAGGAATACCACCCCCACAGATGCCCCGACCACCAGGGCTATCCCGGTCAGCACGTAGACTACGAACATCCCCATTTATTTCTCCCCTCGTTCCGCTACCCATTATTCCGGGCAGCACGAAGCCCCGCCAGCGGGATTCACCAGACGGGGCTTTCGACGTTCGGGTTACTTCGCCGGATACCAGTCCTCGCATCCCGAGGTCTTGAAGAATTGGCCCTTCTTGAGCACGACGATCCCGGACTCATCGACCTTGGTCACGCCCTGCGCGCGGAAGTCACCGGTCGGAGACCCGTCTCTCACGTCCCAGTAGCACATCGGGATCGAGCTGGGCAGCGCGCCACCGGTCCGGTACTTCCCCGCCTTGACGTCCACTCCCACCTCCCACGTCCCCTGGCGGATCGTGACCGGCCGCTGAGATGCCTGTGGGGACACCGCCTTGACCGGCGGTCCGCCGTGCTCCGCGCTCGACACCGGGGCCTTCTCGTTACCCGTGACCGACGCGTAGATTCCCGCGCCGAGGCAGAACAGCACGACCGCCGCGACGATGCCGATCAGAATGGGCACAATCTTCTTCATGGTTTCCCGTTCCCTTGAAAGTGAGGACCGATCGGAACAACCGGCCCTCATCACTGTGAATCTCTGGTGCCTAGTTGTCAAATACCCGGATCGAACTCGATCTCCGTTTTGATCCGCTTGATCCGGCCGTTCAATCCGATCTCCACCTTCGGCACCAGGTCGTGTGGAACCTGGGCCATGACACCCAAGATCTCGAGCGCCGTCATTCCGGCCTTCATGTCCTTCGCTTCCACCGTGACCTTTCGTGTGGCCCTCATACGTGTCGACCTCCCCGCTCGAGAATGATCCGGGCACGAGTCCGAGCGGAAAAGTCCCGGCTCCACTCTTCAGTGGACACATACCCATCAAGAGATGGACGAATAGGCAATGCCGCCGTAACCTGCAAACGCACCTCACGGATAAGCCGGTCCATGCAGACGCAATCCTCGCCGTGAGTGGGGAAGTCCACCCCGTGCTGGACCGCCTCCCGGATAATCTCCGTCAGGGTCCGTGTGCTCGGGATGACCGAATAGCCATGTGACTGAGGGACCTCAACGGGCCCCAACGCTTCCGGATGTGCTACGCATGGATAGTCCTTCATGCCGACACCATCGCATATCTTCCCTGAGCCACGCGACGGACCACACCGCGACCGGCCATCCTCGAGAGCGAGCGCACGACTGACGACGTGGCTACCGACACGCCCTGTTCATACAGGTCGGCCTCAATCGCCTGGACATCGGTGAACCTACGGCGCTCCATCACGTGGAGTATGCACCGGTCCAGGACAGTCAGCGACGTCGCTTCCATCGGAAGATTACCTTCCCGACCCCGGGGAGCGGCCAAGACGCCGAGTGTTGCCCGTCGTGTGGTTTGCCATCCCACCGATCCACCAACCGGCATCGTGGAAGGGGTCTGAGGCCAACGCTGAGCGTTTCCGGTACCCGTTCGGGACACCGACGTTCGGGCGTCCACTGGTTGGGCTTAGCGGGCCGCTGAGGGCCCTGAATTGGATCAGCCATAGCCCAACCATACCCAGGGCTACGGGACGATCGACTCCACCGACGCGGGGATCTCAGTGGTGCCGTTCCAGACAGAGATCGTCGCAGCCACCAAGGTCGATCCGGTCCACACCTGCACAACCAAGCCGACCTGTCCGTCCCCGAGTACTGCCCATGTCGAGACGTAGTCCCGGGTGATCACGTTGAAGACGCGCCATGTCCCGGAGTAATCACGGGTTAGGCTGTTGAGCACACGCCATACTGAGGCGTAATCCCTAGTCCACGTGCCCAAGACACGCCACGTACTCGGGTAGTCCCGCGTGACCGCGTTGAACACTCTCCAGGTGGAGGCGTAGTCACGGGTAAAGGCGGTACCGTTCAGCACGTCCCACGTGGAGGCGTAATCCCTAGTCCAGAGACCAAACACCCGCCAGGTATCGGCGTAGTCCTTCGTGATCGCATTCAGCACACGCCAGGACGAACCGTAGTCCCGGCTGAGCGCATTCAGAACCCGCCAGTTGGAGGCGTAATCCCTAGTGGCGAAGCTGTTCAGGACACGCCACGTGTCGGCATAATCCCGGGTCAGCGCATTGAGTACTCTCCATGTCGATGCGTAGTCGGTAGAGATGGTGTTGAACACGCGCCAGGTGGAAGAGTAATCCCGCGTGAAAGGGGTAGTCGTAGGCGGTGCTACCGCATTGACCGCCAAGACGATCTTCTCGCGGTCACCCACGGTCCAGGCGCCTGCGGGTGTGGCCGTGAGCGATGGAGTGGCGGACGTCGCAGTGACGTTGATCAGGTGGGCAGATGAGAATGCCGCACCATCAGTCGTCGCCTGGGCTACGTATTGGTCGGAGTCCTCAATGTACCCACCACCCCAGACCACCGTATGGCCGGACTCGCCTCCATCGGCGATGCGCAGATACGCCGCTTCGATAACCCTCTCATTGCCCGCCCCACCGGTCAGGCCGGATAGGGTCGGGAACGTGTCGGAGGCAGAGTTCGATGGCGTGGAGGACGTGACCACACTACCGGCTGGGTATTCTTTGACCACCCAGGTACACGGGTAGTTAGAAGCGTTGTGCGTGACCGTGATGCTGGTAGTTGGCGCGCTCACGATAGTGAATGCCGAGAGCTCACCGGTCGATACGGGTTGCTCTACCTCGGTCCACCCGGAGGCGGCATTCGTCACGCCTCCACCGATGAACACCAAGAGAAGAGATCCAGTGGCCGGAGTGAACGGCGCGTCTCCGTCGGTGGTGAAATTGATAACGTGAGTCGTAGTGCCGTTCCGGGCAGCGACCCCCTGACTCTTATGGAGGTAAGGGGGTTCGGTGGTCGTAGCCATCGACTACCCCTTCTTAGCCGTCGCCACCGATACGGAGGGTGGCGGTGTCGGCCGTGAGAGCCGCCGTGGAGGCCCCGGTCACCCGGCGCACCCAGAACGGTGCCACACTACCGGCGGGGATCGTACCGAGCGACGCAGAGCTGGCAAACGACCCCGTGATGGAAGCCGGAGCGGTGTTCTCGTTGGCGATGGTCAACGCCTGGGCAGAGCCGGATGCCTTGGCCGTCACTCCGGTCACGTCGGCAGCCACGGTCCAGGTGGATCGCCCGGCCTGGACCTGGATGGCGATGGTCACGTTCAGGGCCGAGTCGGTGGCGTGGTCGTTGCAGACGAAGAAACACCGGTACTCGGTGTCGCCAGCCAATGCCTCGGCCGAAGCTACGTCGTCGAACTGGACGTTAGCCCCGGAGGTGGAAAGCTGTGTGGTCGAGACCTGGTCGCCGAGCGCTCCGGCCATGGTGCCTGCCGTGGTGTTACCGGCAGCGGCGCTGACCGAGTACTTCAGGTTCATGTCGGTATTGATGACAGCCATCTCACGCAGCCCTTCGGATGATCACAGTGTTGGCGGGGAGACCCGGCGGAACTGCCTCGACCGGGCCGAGAATCCGGAAGCCAACCTGGTCCGGAGTGTGCTGGTGGTTCAGCGGAGCGAACAAAGCCGCCTGAAGGGGAGATCCAGGCGGCATAAGGTCGTTCAGGGTGAGTGGACCAGGGCCCTCCACCACGGCGTAGAACGGGGATCGCTGTGGCAGGTTGTCGATCGGATCGAACGTCACCCGGTAGGCCCAAGTCGTTCCCGAGATACCTCGAGGGAAGTCGGTGTAGAGCCACGCCGGATCTGTCGAGCTGGGAACCTGGAACGAGATGTCCCCGTCGCCTTCAGCCACGATCCGGTACTTCGTCGGTTCGATGACTGTCCCGTCATCGTGACTGAGCCAACCCTGTTGCTCCAGGGTCACGGCGAAGGTGCCATCCGGAGTACCGGGAGGCGTCTGGACGTTGCCAGTGATGGTAACCATAGTCGGAGTGGCCATGACGTTCTCCCTTCTCGGATCGGCGGACAGTGGTGGATCACCATCATCGCATATCCGCCGATCCGAGTTTGAGAGACCTTACCCCCGACGCACGTCGTCTGCCGCCCAGTGGTGGTGCTCCGGAATGGCGCACCGATAGCCGGGCCACCCCTCACCCTCCACCACGTAGTTGAAGTTGCACGTGTCGCCGATCTGGTTACCCCCCTGGTAGACGTGATCCCGGATCGGGATAATCTGCGCCTTACGACCCCACAAGGCATCGACCACACCGCCGATCGTGCCCTCCGAGAAGTGGCCAGTCATGTACCCCCTGATCCGGCCCTCAGCAAGCTCGAGCGACGACTGGCGCGCCTGGTCCCGGTGGGCCGAGCCAACCATCTGGGAAACCCCGGCCTCGTTCACTTCGATCCCCGTCGGGGGGTTGTCCAGCTTGTTGAGTCGACGCATGAAGTCATCGATGAGCTGTCCGGTCCCGACGAGCCGCGACCCGTTCTCGAGGGCCGTGATCCGCTCGAGGATTCGCCCGCCCTTTTCCGGCTGGTTCTCGAGTTGGCGCACCCGTTCGGCCAGCTCGACATAGGGAACCATGCCATCGAGTCGTTCAGCGAAAGCCGCACCCTGATTCTCGAGCTGAACAATTCGATTCGACTTTTGACCAACCCGGCGCTCCAGCTCGGTGTAAGCGACGCTCAGCTTGTCGATCTGCCGAGCTGACCACGCCTGGAACGTCTCTTCTTCGGTGGCCGACTGGACCACACCGCCCCGCTCATACTCATCGGGCTTGTCGAACTCGGGCTCGATCGATCGGATTCGATCCCATTCCTCCGGGCTCATGGCGATGATCACGTTCCCGGTGCTCCGACTCTTTCTCACAAACCGCATTCCCGTTCCCTTTCCTCGATTGAAGCCACCATATCAACTCACGACCAGCCGTGCACCCGCCTGACGGTGTGGCTGACCCGTAGGTAAAGTCTAGGACCGATAGCCAATCCTTCAACCTAGGTTTACCTTTTCAATCCAGCTTAGCTCATGGAGCTTCCCGAGCCCCACTATTCGTCATGAGCTGAATCAACAAGTCGTTTAACGGTCTCCATGGTTTATCCCGGGGATCGCACATCCCCCGGTGGTATGCCCGGATCACCACGTCCCCGATCCGCCCATCCCGAACCGTGATCCCACCGCCCCGGATTTTTTCATCACAAGCCTCACAAACAACGTAAGGACATAGCAAATTTTGACCATCAACATTCTCTTCCAACATCCGGATCTTCAAAACATTCGCCCCACTTCTACCGTCAATGATCCTCAAACGTTCCCTGCCCCACCCAATGGTCCGGACCGGGGGTTTACACCCCATCCCGGTTCCAGACCATTGGCTGTGAGGCGATGGGAACGGCAGAACCCCCACCCAATGGTCCGGACTTTACTACCGGCCAATGGTTTCCCAATGGTCCGGGCAAAACCATTGGGACCATTGGCTATGTTCTCTTAGGCTTACCCCGGACCTCATTGAAGTCAACAGCCCGTGCGGTGGCCCGTCTGAATCGGTCGCCTTCGGGAGCCTTTTCGGGTGGGTAGTGCATCCATGGCCGACGACCCCCGCGACCCCCGGGAGATTCCCCCCGCTTCCTGACCACGAACCCCGCCTCGGCTGCCTCCACCATGAGCTCAACGGCTGCCGGTTTACCCACGGACCTGATTTCTTTCATCTTGGCCCAGAGGGTGGACTCCGACATTCCCCCGTCACCGTGAGCCTCCACAATGCGGGTGATTTCCTGTACCCATCCATCGGACGCAGCGGTATTTCGCGTCCTACCCCCGAAGCTGTATCGGTGGGTATCAGCGTCATAGTCAAGGGACGTAGGTTTAAGCGGTTCGCCTCGGCCCTGTACCTGAAGATACCGCACATCGCTGTTGTCCATCGTCATGACCCATCGGGCATCAGGCCAGTCATCGATGATGGTAGCCGCACGGGCACGTTCCTTACCGGCTTCCTGTTCAGACCGACCAGTATGCGCGATAAGGAAACATGCATCAACCCCAGCCTCAGTCTTGATCTCATCAATGGCACCAAATAACTGGGCCATCTCGTCATTCGAGTTCTCGCTGACGCCACACATCCGGGCAAGCTGAGCAATTGAGTCGATGGTCCACACCTTGACCTCGTTGTCCTTTAGCCAAGTCACCGCCCACCGCCGACCAACCTCGCTAATAAGCGATACCCGGTATCCCCGCAACGAAGCAATCACGAGGTTGTCCGTGTTCTTATATCCGGGGGGTCGGATGTACTGATCCACGAGGTAGGTGTGGTCCATCTCGAGATTCCAGTGACCGACCTTCACCCCACCCGCCGGTACATAGACATCGAAGTGATCTAGAAATTGCACTCCGTCGGCCAAAGCCCGAATCAAAGACCCCGTCAAAAGGTCAGTCTTTCCCGACTTGTACTGGGCGGTAAGGATGACGTTTCCCCGCGCGGGTGCAATTCCGTGGATGAGGTACGGTTCTGGCTCTTGCGGGTGGTTGAGCGCGTCCGTAAGCGATTGTGACACCGTGGGGGGTGGTTGTACCCACCAACGCTCAGACTCCGCCGTGTCAGCGGCCCTGCGGACGTCCCGGCGGAGCAATTCCTTTTCTACGCCCTCGGCAATGAGGGATGCCCGCATGTCCTCGACGGACATCTCTTCGAAGACATCCCCCGCGTCCTCATCGGCTTCGGTGTCTTCGTCCATCGCCGGAGACTTGGCCCGGTCGTATGCGAGACGTTTGTCTACATCCCGGTGCACGTCGTAGCCATTCTCGTCCGCAGCCTTGCTGAGGGCGGGGGGGAACTTGTCCATCAGGGAGTGGATGACGTCCCCATCGAATCCCCTCCGGTGTAGATCCCCGGTAACGGCCCACACCGCCTTGTACCTCGACCCATAGCGGGCCTCAGCTTGGGACACGTCCATCTCGATCAAAGCCCGTACTCTTCGAGGCAACCCTTCGACCTCGACGAAGTCCCACTCGGTGGCCTCGGCCTCCACGGGGACCTTTGCGTCACGGAACACCCGCATCTTCAGCAATGACGCCTTGGTGACCTTGCGACCGTTGCCCCGGTTGCTGTTCTTCACCGGAGACCCCGCGTCGGTCTTCCAGTTGGTGGTGCCGGGGAGTCGGAGCAATGAGTTGTCGGCCTGTTTGTTGTCTGCCAGCAAGTAATCCCGCAGGCCGGTGTTTAGCTTGATGAACTCTTCGTGTGGTACCGGCGTGGTTAGCTCCACATAGACGTGCGCGTTGTCGCCGGTCCCTGAGTCGATAACCTCGGTGCCTACCTGAGCGATCCGGCGCTTGACCTCAGCCACCCGGTCCGCTGGAATGGTCTGCCAGTCGACATCGGCCCACAGCCACCGGCTGGGGTGCATGTCCCCCTTCTTGCGCGTGTGGGCATCTCGGCGCAATGCGGGGCAGATGAAGATGTTCGCGTCCTGGTGTACCTCGGCCCAACCGAGAAGTTTACCCTTTTCCGAGGGCCAGGAGAACTGGTGTTCCTGCCAGCTCTGGTCCCGGTCCTTATACGCAACGGCGACATGGCCCTGCCGGTCACCGAAAAGCCTATCCAAGTACTGCCCAGCAGCACGGTTATCCACGGTGGTTCCTAGCTCTCGGTCAGTCCAGCGAGTGATTGGGCCTTCACTTCGTCACGCGTTAGTGCTTCGACTTCCTGGCGGATCAATTCCCGCACACGGGCAGACCGTGCACCCCGCATGTAGAATTCCTGAAACGCTTCCCAATCCCGCTCGTCCATGTGCAAGAGCACAGGCTTATATTGCGACATCCGGCCACCTCTCACTGATATAACGGGGGTGGTAATCATGGCACGGGCTCATTTCCCGGGCTCATGGAGCCTATGACACAATCCATGCTCCGGCCAATGGAAGGAAAAGCATGCCCAGCAACATACCCACCATGAGGGCGCTGATGGATGACCCCATCTTCCGCGCGTACATGAAAACGGCTCCACGTCGTCTCCACGCCCATCAGAACGGCAACCCTTGGCGGGTGTGGGTGAACCGGGGAAACGGGCGCTGGGCGACCGCTGAGTACCCTTCGTACGCGGACGCGTGGCGTATGTTCGTCCCCCAGTACCGGCGGTCGGCTGAGGACGGTCGGGATGTCACGATCGTGAGCAAGCGGACGTTCTACGCACCCCCGGGCGAGTGGTACCGCGTGAAGGTGCGCCACCCGCGCAGGCCGACACCGGACAACCCCGCCACGTCTAAGGTGGTGGTTGAGACCCGTTGGCGGCAGAAGTTCTTCTGGGATTCCGTCGACCTGCACTGGTGCGGGCGCTGTCGTCGGCCGGTGTATTGGATGCCCCTGTTCCCCGATCACCACGCCCTACGAAAGGCTCCCGCGTACACGGACGAGGACAACTACCGGTGTCAGATCTGCGGCATTCGGTGGATCGCTACCCCGGGTATCGACCAGATGACACGCGTGGAGGCGCGGCCGGTATGAAGCCACACTTCAACCCCGACAACCACGATGAGTCGGAGTGTCGGCAGTGGTGCAAGGTCCATTGGTACTACGACTTCGAAACGGGGCAACACGCGCCCTATGGTCGTGAATTCTTCTTCCAGATCGGTCCCCCGGTGAACGGGCATAAGCAATGGGGTCGGGCCTGGGTGCACTGCGGTCCCCCGGGGTTCTACCCCAAGCGGCCCTTGGCTAACGAGTGGGCACAGATCCAGATGGAATGCCCACACGAACAGGCCGACCTCACGTGCAACACCTGCCTCCGGCACACGTTCCGACCGCATGAGATGAGGGGTAATGAAATTCGGTGACCTGAAGTCCGGGGACCGGGTAAGCCTGGCAGGATATAACTCCGTTATCCTCGCCATTGAGAAGCCACACCCACTGAACCCGGCGTTCTGGTTGATTGTGTTCTACATCTTCGAAGAAAAGCGGTTGTCGTTCGATATGCTCTCCCCGGCATTCGACCTGATCCCCGGGACCAGTGTCAGCCAGGACGGGTTGTATTCGTACCGCAAGGCAATGGACGAACTCCGGCCGTGAAATACCCGTTCAAGACCAAGCCGTACAAACACCAGATCGAGGGCATCAAGTTCGCCTTCGGCCAGTTCAACCGGAACCTCGGCGCGGCGCTGTTGTTCGAGCCTCGGACGGGGAAGACCAAGACAGCGATCGACATCGCTGCCATCCTCGCGCTGAAGCGGAACATCCGCAAGGTGGTCGTGATTGCCCCCAACCGCGTTCTGGGGACCTGGGCTAAGGAATTCCACACCCACTGCCCGCTGGTGTACGAACTCGTCGTGTGGGACGCCTCAGAGCGCCGGAAGGGGGTTATCCGCCAGCCCATGGGCCATGTTGACCTCATGGTGCTGGTGACCAACTACGAGACGTTCGCTACCCCCGGGCGCAAGCTTCCCTCGGGGAGAAGGTCCCGGACCACTGGCCGGTTCAAGAACCGGGACTTCCTCACCAAGTGGATCGGGGGTGAAGAAGCCCTGATCATCGTCGATGAAAGCCACAAGCTGAAGAACCCGTCTGGCAAAGCCTCCAACATGATCGTGGGGATGCGCCGGTTCTTCAGCCATCAGCTAATTCTCACGGGTACCCCAATCACCAAGGCACGTCGAGCGGCAGACATTTACATGCAGTGGCGATTGATCTCGCCAGACCGATTCTCGCGATGGGGTGCGACGTATGAAGACTTCCGACTCCACACCGGAAGATGGATCGACAGCAACGGGTTCCCTCAATGGGTTGGCCCTAAAGAGCGAGGTCTTGCAGACCTTCAACGAGGTCTTCACCAAGATGGCCTCGTCATTAAGCGGGCTGAATGCTTCGATCTCCCCGCTACTCTCCCAGATCGCATTATCCCTGTCCCTCTCAAAGCTTCCGCCAAGCATTACGACGAGATGGCAGAGCTATTCATCACCGAGCTTGAGAACGGAGACATTGCCGAGGCATCGATCCCCCTCGTGGTTACTCTCCGCCTCGCCCAGATCACTTCCGGCCACGTTGGGATTGTTGAACCTCACCCCACGAACCCGAACAAACAAGTCTCACGATCGGTTCGTGTGGGCCGAGAAAAGATCGAGGCATTGAGGGAAATCTTCCTCGAGGAAACGATCGAGAAGGAAGAGCCCACGATCGTCGTCGCCCGGTGGAAGGCTGACCTCGACGACATCCACGCGCTCTGTGTAGCCATGAAAATCCCGGTGGTGTCCATCCGGGGCGGCATGTCCCGTGACTCGACTGACGACGCTCTGAGGATGTTCGCAAGGCGGTCCGGCGAAGCATCGGTCATGCTGGTGCAACCCCAGGCGGGTGGTGTAGGCCTGGACATGCGGACCGCCGGTCACACGATCTGGTACTCCCTCACCAGTTCGTACGTCGACTTCGTGCAGATGAAGGATCGCAACGCGCTACACCACAATGCAGTTCAGCACACATTCCTCATCGCACCGGGCACGGTTGATCAGCTTTTGTACGACACTCTCCAGGCTGATGGTGACGTGACGAAGCGGATTCTCAAGCGACCCAGCGTTCTACGGCGCACGGCTAAATGAAGATCGGTACGGTATCGCCATGCGTAAACACCTCATCGTCGAGGGATTCGACGGAACGGGTAAGGACACCCTGATAGAAGCCATTCGGGGCCTGTTCCCGGACCACACCCTGCATCCGCGTGCGAGCACCAGCCTGGGTGGTCCGGTCAGCGAGCTGGCTGACTGGGTTGACGACGACCTGGCCCATCTGGACCGCGACGACTGCCCCGCGTATATCTACAACCGGCACCCCCTGATCAGCGAGCCGATCTACGGCCCCTATCGGGAGATCAACCGGGGTGTGGCCAAGAGGTTCGACGACCCGGATTGGCTGGCGAATCGTCGGCGGATCATGGCTGCCAACTCGACCCTTATCATTTGCGAGCCCCACTTCTCGATCGTGGACGCCACGCTGAAGAGGCAGGGTCGTCAGGCACACATGCCGGGCGTATTCGAGAACCGGCTGACCCTCTACACCGCCTATACCCGGCTCGTGTGGCCCGGTCTGCACATGCGCTACAACTGGACCACCGCCACCCCGGCTGCCCTCGCACGCCTGATCAAAATGGAGAACAGCAACAATGGTAATCGATGACCACGTGATCAACCTCACGATCGACCCCCGACTGACGCACATGCTCGAGATGCAGCGGACGCTTCAGCTCATGTATAACGAGGGGAAGTCGATCGAGGAATTCACCCCCGAGGAGCGGATGCAGGCCATCCGGGACAACGTGCTGGCCCTCGAGGATGAGCTACACGAAGCTCTCGCGGAGACCGGCTGGAAGCCCTGGGCATCGTCCAACCACCTGAACACCGAGGCGTTCAAGTCCGAGATGGTGGATGCCTGGCACTTCTTCATGAACCTCATGCTGCATTCCGGCATGACAGCCAACGACCTCTATCAGGGGTACGTCAAGAAGAACGCCAAGAACATCCAGCGCCAGGCCGACGGCTACGATGGGGTGACCACTAAGTGCATTCATTGCAAACGAGCCTATGATGATGAGGCCGTGGAATGCCTGCCGACCACTCCGGAGGGACCGGCATGGTGTGCGGCATCCAACTGTCACTATGCTTCCGATGGAACCAACTTGGACGCTCGTACCCCGGCCCAGGCAACCCGATACAACGAAATGAATTCTCTATGATCAACCCCTTTAACTTCCCCGATCCCGTGACCGCCCACAACCAGATGTGCGAAAGGCTAATCTGGGGGGACAACACCGACGGCATCGACTACGACTGGACGCACGGGACCGAGGTTGGCCTGCACAACGTCGCGATTCACTGCGACACGATCGATTACAACTACAACCTCAAGAAGTTGTGGGTGCCCTCGACGCGCTGGACCATGATGGTCCGGCAGTACATCGACAAAGGTGCACTGGAAGACTGCCTCGCCAAGATCGAGGAACGGATGTCCGGCGCATACGCCGGTCGCAAGGGCCGGGGAATCGCGGTCCTGCGCACTCGCCTGGTCCAGGGGAAGGGCACGGGAAGGGGTGTCAGACGGCGCTGGGGGTCCTGTATGCTGTCGCTGTCATTCCGGGCCAACCCGGAGCCCACGGTGGTTCTACACTCCCGTACAACGTACTTCGGGTACCTCGCCCTGGTGGACATCACCGTAGCCCAGGCCTTCGCCAAGGAATGCGCCGAGGTGACCGGCATCCCGCTCGAGAAGATCCAGTTCGTGTGGTACCTCGAGCTCGCCCAGTTCCACGGCTTCCGGTCCCTCGCGTGGATGCTGACCGATCCGGAGATCAAGGCCGAGATGGATGAATCGGTAGACGATCGGCTGTCTTGGTCGGCATACCGGAAGCCAGGTAACCAGGTCGGATGGCGCAAGGCGTTGGACGGCTACGCACGGATCCTGAAGTCGGACCGCGCGGGTACGCTGTACGGCGATGAGTCGTTTTCGTCCTTCGCCCGGGTACGTCGTCGGTTCCACACCGAGGTATACGGCACGGAGTATACCAAGCAATTCGAGGGTGGTACCCGCAACCGGGGTGGAAAGGCAGGCTTCCCCGTTCTACCCGACCTCTGGACATCCGGGCTGGGCTTGAAGATGCCCCTCGCCGGTCGTGGTTCAGACATCGAATGGCTCGAGGACGAAGACGAAGAGGAATGAAAGAACAGGCCATGCTGAAGGGATTCGATCGATTCTCTAGTCGGATTTCCCAGCGATACGGCGAGGTAAGGGATTGTCTGGCGGCAGGACGGTATGAGGAAGCGCATTCACTTCTCGCCGATATCGCCGTCAGCCATGCCCGGACTTCGCTATCCCTCCGTAATCTGTTGGTCAAAGAAGGGCTGTTGAAGGATCGATGAACGTCTACCGGATTCACAAAGACCCGCGTCCGGCGTACCTCATGTTGGTGTCGGACTTGCTCGAGACCAAGCCGATCCACACGGGCGAGTGGCAGGCGATGAAGACGGAGGGTTCCCCGGCACACGCTACCCACGAGCTCGAGGACGTGTCGCTGGTGTGGGACGAGATCCCGCAGACGGCAGGCGGGGTGCACAACATCATCCCTGCCATCGATTCGACCTGGGCAACCGCACACTTCGGGGAACGTGTCTCCGGCACCCCGATGAACCCCGCCCCCAGCCACCTCGAGTGGCCGTACGCGGTCGGAGGCAACGGTCGGCACATGGCCCAGAACAAGTTCGACCACACCTACCCGGAGCGGTTCTGGCCGAAGCATGCTGGTCATTATCACGACTTCAACAAGCTAGTCGGGATCGACGAGGAATGTGGGGGTACCGCCGGTATCCGATTCCACTACGGAGACCTCGGTGACGTGGTGAGTCTTCTCATCCGGTCACCCCTCACGCGCCAGGCATACCTGCCCGTGTGGTTCCCCGAGGACACCGGGGCGGGGCTGGCCACGTACGACAACCAGCAAATCCGCGTCCCGTGCACCCTGGGCTATCACTTCATGCAGCGGCACGGCCGATTGTCCTGCCGGTATTACATCCGGTCATGTGACGCCTACCGGCACCTGTCCAACGACGTGTTCTTCGCGGCTGCCCTCATGCACTGGATCTGCAACGAGATCACCGAGCGGACCGCAGACAACCAGATGAAGATCCGTCTCCGGCCCGGCAAGCTGATCATGCACATCTCGTCGCTTCACGCATTCGTCGGCGACGAGGCCAAGCTCAAGGCCCGTATCGAGGCGGTGTCAGCGGAATGACCAGACCATCCATTGACGCTACCCTGATGGCTATCGCCCGGGTGTGGGAAGACCGCAGCACGTGCAGTCGGAACCACGTCGGTTCGGTGATCGCCTCGAGTACGGGCCGGATCATCGGATCTGGCTACAACGGAGCACCAACGGGGATGCCGCACTGCGAGCATATCGAGATGCAGTGGAATCTCCCCGCCACCCCGCCACCCCCGCACATCTTCCCGCTGGCACCCGCCAACCGAAAGGGATGTGTGATCAGCATCCACGCAGAGGCAAACGCCATTGCCTATTGCGCGCGTGACGGGATCAGCATCCAGGGCGCGACGATCTACAGCACCCTCAGTCCGTGCTACCCGTGCTCCCAGCTGATCATCGCTGCGGGACTCAGCCGAGTGGTGTATCTTCGGGAATACCGCGATCGGGACGGACTCGGTCTTCTCCAAGCGGCCGGAGTCAAAGTGGATAGACTGGATAAATGAAACGCCTCCCCATCCTCGAGCTTGCGGTTCGGAACGCAGGCTGCACAGAATGCCGGTTGCACAAAGACACCGACGACGATGAGGTGTGCATTACCGGCCAGTCCGAGTCAACCGCTGCCCAACTCAAGGCACAGGGCACCCGGATAGCCATTGTGACCAAGTTCCCGATCTCCGAAGGGGGCCGGTTACACCGGGAGATGGTGGTGTATCTGACCGAGGCGGGGATCGACCACACCAAGGTTGTATGGTTGTCCGCGCTGAAGTGCCGGACGTACAACCTCGACCCCACGAAGACGGACCAAAAGAAGTGTTCGATCTTCCTCCGGGCCGAGTTCGCACACCAGGACTTCGACTACGTTTTGTGCCTGGGTGCGGAGGCGTGGTTCGCCGCGTCCGGTTGGGCGGACATCACGAAGAACCGGGGGAAGCTATTCAACGTGCAGGAAGGGTCGGGGGTAATCTTCCCCACGATCAGCCCGAGCGCGGTGAATCGCAACCCCGGCCTTCGTGGAGGGTTCATCGCCGACCTGGTGTACTTCGGTCGCTTGATCCGGGGCGAGGGCGACCAACCGGATCACCACGACAACGCCGGGCACGTCACCACGGTACGGTCTCTGGACGACCTGAGAGCGATGCTAAGGCGCGTAAAGCACGCATGGGCGGCGTCATACGACATCGAAACCACGGGCGCGGCTGAGTACGAATCAGCGGCCCGGGTGGTCTCCATCGCGGTAACCGTCACCGACGGCCCGGACATGTCGACGGCCCACACCTACGAAGTGCCCCTGTTCCATCCGGGCTCATGGTTCCGTAGTCAATGGGAGGCGGTCCTCCGACACATCACCCGGGCCCTGATGAAGTGCCCCCGGCGTGTGGCCCATAACGCCAAGTACGACACGAAGTGGATGCAGCACTTCACCAAGCTCGAAGACTTCCTCCCGACATTCGACACGATCGTAGCGGCAGCCCTTCTCGATGAGAACCGGCCGAAAGGGCTGAAGCCTTTGTCGCAGATGTTGCTGGGGGCCGAGCCCTGGGGCATCGACACGAAGGACTTGCTGAACGACCCGATCGAAATGATCCTGACGTACAACGGACTAGACACATGGCACACCCTCCGTCTGTATTTCGTGTTGAAGCAACACCTTATCGAACAGCCTCGGCTGGCCCGGTTCTTCAAAAACCTCACGATGCCCCTGGTGCGGGAACTGTGCTACGTGGAACGGCGGGGGGTGTTCGTCGATCAGGACGAGCTAAAGACTTCGTGGAATGTGACGAAGGCTAACCTCGCCGAGATCCATGACCAGCTCGAGGAATTCGTACCGGAGACTCATCCGTTCCAGGTCTTCGACAAGCGAACGGGTGACCTCAAGCGTGAGGGGATCAACTGGAACGCATCCAACTTCGCGCGGTGGTTCCTCTACGAATACCTCGAACTCCCGGTATTGAAGCGCGGTAAGCCGAAGGACGATGGCCGACCGGGAGACCCGTCGATGGATGAGTCTACGCTGTCGTATCTCGCGGAAATGACTGACATCCAACCGGGCCAGCAAGTGGTCAAGCTATTGGCCGACAGGGTGAAGTGGAACAAGTTCGACACGTCGTTCTTCAGCCCGTGGTCGGAACAGATTGACGCCAACTCCCGGATGCACTCTGTATTCAAGCCCTGGGGCACGGTGACTGGCCGGATGTCGTCCGGCAAGGAAGACGCCGAAAAGATCACTGCCAGCAAAAAGATCCGGGGGGTTAATCTCCAGCAAGTACCCCGGGGTGATCTCACACGCGGGATCTTCGGCGCACCGCCTGGATCGTTCTTCGTCGAATTCGACTATTCCCAGGTTGAGCTCCGGGTGGCTGCCGAGTTGGCTCAAGAAGCCACGATGCTCCACCTCTACCATACCGGCCAAGACATCCACATGACAATGGCCATGACGATGACCGGCAAACCGGCGCACCTGGTTACGAAGGAAGAACGCAAGAAAGCCAAGGCTGTAAACTTCGGGTTCCTCTACGGGATGGGCTGGCGCAAGTTCATTCAGACCGCCTGGGATAACTACGGGGTTAAGGTCACCGAGGAAGAAGCCGTTGCATTCCGGAGGGCATTCTTCGCCCAATTCCCCGGCCTGATCCCCTGGCACAACAAGCAACGATCCCTCGCCCACAAGTACGGCAGGGTCGAGACCCCGATGGGTCGGGTGCGCCACCTGCCGGACATTTACTCACCGGATCACGGGGTTCAGTCCGAAGCCGAGCGTCAGGCCATCAACTCCCCTGTGCAGGGGTTCGCGTCGGACATGTGCGCACTCAGCATGGTGTTGCTGGCCCGTGAGTTCCGCCGTGAGGGATTGGAAGCGTACCCGATCGGTACCGTGCACGATGCGGTCAACTGGGAGATCTCCAGCCGCGACCTGGCACATGCTCTCCCCCGGATCAAGCACACGATGGAAAACCTCCCGCTCGAGAAGTTGTTCGGCTGCGGGATTAGTGTTCCAATTGTCGCGGATTGCAAGGTAGGGACACGTTGGGGTCAAGCGAAGGAAGTCCCGGCGGATACCCTCATCAACGATACCGCGCTACACGCGTGGCTTGAAGAGAATGACCTGGTGTCGGCATGACAACAAGCATGGACGAATCCTGGACTCCCGGTATCGGGCAAGATGTGCATGAAGCGGGAGTTCAAGGGGTGATCATCCCCGTACGAACACAAGGGCCCGAAGGACCAGTGTTCTGGTTTCAAAAGGTCGGGATGGCAAACTCAACCAAGCTGAATTGGTCGATGGTTCAAGAACTGAACTCGATTGGCCAGGTCTACCTGGTTCGATACATGACCGACTACACACCTTTTCAATTGGTCGACATGAAGCGAAACCGGAGTACGCCAATCAACCAAGACAAACTCCGCCAGTTCATCCGAAACCCCATCTGGGGATCGGTGTGAAAACTCGTGTCGGGCCGCTGGGACTTCCGGCCATCTATGAGGATGGAGGCAAAAGGGTAACCACCCACTCCATGCTCAAGCAATACCTCGCGTGCCCCAAGTCAGCCCAGTACAAGTACGCCGAACGTCTCAAGCCCAAGATGGCCACACGCCGGGATCAGCCTTTGCGCCGAGGCACCTGGGTGCATGAACTTCTGGAAGCGTATTACAAGGGCGAGGATTGGCGCGAGGTTCATCGGCGGAACACCGTCAAGTTTAATTCGCTGATGGATGTCGAGAAAGAAGATCTCGGCGACCTTCCGGCGGAATGCCTCCGGCTTCTCCGGTCCTACCTCTGGCACTACGGGGCGAACAAGACCGACCCCTTCCACGGGTGGAACGTCCTCGGGGCCGAAGTCACGCTCGAGGCGGTGTGGCCGGACAGCCAAGACGGGTTGGACATCTATCGGTGTCGGGTGGACCTTTTGGTCGAAGACGAGTACGGGCTTTTGATCGTCGACCACAAGACGCACGGGCAACTGCCGGACCACACCTTCCGGATGCTTGATGCCGCCAGCCCGTTGTACGTGTGGGCAGCGCGGGAGTCGGGGTACGACGTGCGGGGCTTCCAATGGAACTACATCCGGACAAAGGCACCTACGGTCCCGAGGATGGTGTACGTCGGCACCAAGCGTGAGCGGTTGTCCGAGGCTGCGATCGACACCGACTTTCCCACGTACTACCGGGCGATCAAAGGCTACGGACTCGACCCCCGGGAGGAACCGTACGCCACCCGTCTGCGCACACTGAAAGCCCAAAGGTGGAACCCCGACCTGCCCAATACGTCGCTGTTCTTCGCGCGGACCACGCTCGAAAAGGACGACGACCAGATCGCTCGGGTGGTCGCTACCTCCATGCGCACCCGAGACCGGATGCATGACGACTTCGACGACTTCGACCTTACCGAGCGGAACATGGGCCGTCCCTGCACCTGGTGCACATTCAGCGGCCTGTGCACAACTGAGATGGCGGGAGGACTGGGTGACCACATCCGACGTAAGCAATACCGAACCGGAGACCCCCTGGATTACTATCACGATGCCCGTCAGCCATCTGATTCGTGACTACGCGCCGTGTGGCCGGTGCGGCAAGTATGTCAGTCGGGTAAGGGGATGCATTCACTGGAAGGTGACTATGCAGCATAAAGATCCGGCAGCCCAAAAGGAACGCAGGCGATTGGGTAACCTCGCCTACAAAGCACGAACACGAAAGCCCAAAGGTTCAGTTTGACCTGTACGCCATTCCTGGCATGATTGACCGGCGACGAATTGAGGTGACTGAATGCGTGATGCTGAGTGGGTAAAGCACGAAGAAGAAACCGGCCATACTGACCGGGTAGATACCCTCGTGCCCACTGGATGGCAGTGCAAACAATGCAAGGCCAAGTCGAGCAATCTGGTCGGCGGTAATGGCCGGTAAAGACTACGCTGCGATTGCTCGGGCGAAGATCACCAAGCCCGGAAGCAATGCAGCCAATGGTGGCCGGATGCCGCGCTACCTGGTCTACGGGCGGAACAAGAAAGGTAAGACCCGATTCTGTGCCACCGCTCCGAACGTGCTGATCGCCGATCCGGAAGACGGCACGATCGCTGAGACGAAGCTGAACCCCGATGTCTGGCCGGTCACGGAGTGGGCGGATCTCGAGGAGATCTACCGGTACATCAAGGGTGGGGGGAAGTCCCCGAAGACCGGGGAGCCCATCAAGTGGGTAGCCTTGGATGGCATGACTCGTATGCTGTCGATGGCTATCGACTTCGTATCCAAGCAGCAAGCGGAGCGGGATCTCACGCGCCAGCCTGGCCAGGTGGACAAGCGCACATACGGCCAGGCAAACAAGATGATCGAGTCCATGTTGCATAACTTCCACTCGCTTCGTAACGTGGGGATCATCCTTACCGCATCGGAACGTGTGGTAGAAATCGAGAACATGGAGGACTTGGGGGCTGACGATGACGCAGTCGCAGCCTCGTTCATGTACGTTCCCGATCTGAGTCCGGGGGCACGATCGCCTCTCAATCAGATCGTGGATGTGATCGGCCGGATCTACGTGGTGCGCGGGGAATTCGAAGTCAAGCGGCGCGTGAAGGTGGGGGATAAAGTGGTGCTCCGGACCACACAAACCACCACGCAGCGACGCCTGTTCGTGGGGCCTCACGAGATGTACGACACCGGCTACCGGTCGGGGTTCACACTCCCTGACTACCTCAAGGAACCAACCGTAGCAACGCTCGGACGAGCGTTGCGTGAAGGGAAGACGGACTAGATGGCAGCCACCGCACGCGCGGTCGATTTGACCGATGCCGACAAGGGAAGCAATTTCCGCACCAAGCGCGTCCCGATCGGCGACTACCGGGCCAAGATCGTCAAGGCCGACGACCACCAGCCGAACGACAAGAGCAAGCCGATGGGTTGGGTTCTCACGGTTCAGCTCGAGGGCCACGCTCGCAACTCGTACCCGTTCTACCTGTCGCCGGAGAAGAAGCAAGCCTGGAAGATCGCCCAGGCGTGCCGCGCGGCCGGTCTGAAGGTGCCCTCGGCCCGGGTACGCTTCGACCCCAACAAGCTGGTCAACAAGACCATCGGGGTCGCCATGGAGGACGACGAGTACGAGGGCCGCCCCAAGTCGGTCATCGACGAGATGTTCCCCCCCTCCGAGGTCGGCGCGAATGCGGACGAGGACGTCCCCGAGGACGAAGACATCGACGTCCAGGACGACGAGGTCGACATCCCGGACGACGACGACGAGCCCGCTCCCGAGCCCGTCAAGCCCGTCCGTCGGCGCAAGCCCGCTCCCGAGCCGGAGCCGGAGGACGACGAGGACGAGGAACCCGAGCCGACTCCCGCCCCCCGGAAGCGTGCCGCCCGGCGTCCGGCCCCCAAGCCGGAGCCCGAAGAGGACGAGGACGAGGACGAGGACGAGCCGGAGCCCACCCCACCCCCGCGTCGTCGGGCCAAGAAGGCCGCGCCTCCGCCCCCGGCGGACGACGATGACGAAGAGCTGGACCTGGACGACCTCGACGAGGTCTAACGGTTTGAACTAGACCGTTGGGTACGGCATCATGGGAACCGAACGGCGTTGGCCGGAATCCTGCCCGTTCGGTCCGTCCCCTCGGGGCACGGTTGCGATTAGTCCTTCCTCGGTGGTCGCAACCGTGCCCCTTCCTAGTAGATCGGATAGACTTATGAACGCATTCCCGGCTAGATTCCGAGGGCTATGCTTACCGTGTGGTGAGGACATCCACGTGGGCGACTTCATTCGTTCCCACAATGAAGCCGGGTACGTCCATGAGGAATGCTTCGATGAGGTGGGCGTGGATCTCCCCCTCCGATCCGAATCGCGTAAGGAAGACGAACCCATTCTCAATGCGGCCCTTCCCCGAGGGAAAAGCGCCAAAGACCGATGTGACCTTTGTTTCATGATCCACGCTAACGGACAGGAAGAATGCGAATGAACGCCTCTCGCGCCAAGCGCCGCGTCATCCGGTGGATGCGCTACCTGGACCACACGCACAGCATGTCCCCGCATCGGAACCATGCCGGGTATCACGCCGGACACTCCAAGGCCTACACGGACTACATGCTGGCCGGACGGGCAGCCCCGAACGGCATCAGGGTCCCATGGACGCGTCTCAGCCTTCGGGGAGATGCCTAGGATGGCCCAGCCGGAGTCCAAGCTGTCACGGGCCATCATGGCTGCCCTGCGCAACCGGGGCATCTGGTGCTTCAAAGTCCACGGCGGTCCGATGACCATGGCAGGCGTGCCGGACATCATCGCCTGCGTACCGGTACGGTGCTGCGAGTCCCCGGTGACCGTGGGCATCTTCGTGGGGTTCGAGACCAAGACACCGACCGGTGGCGACCCCTCACCGATCCAGAAGCGCCAGCACGATCTCATCGGTGCGGCGTGTGGTCATGTCTGTGTTCCCCGGTCCGTTGAGGATGCCGTAGCGTTCATCGAATCGCTGGGGTACACCGATCCCCGCCCACCGGCCCCCAACGTCTCCACGGCGATCTGAGAACCCCTTCGTAGCCCCCTGTATCGTTACCCCGACGCATCATCCGAATCGAAAGGACCACGATGGTCAAGAAGTTCTTCGTGGCGCTGGTCGCCATGGCCAGTGTTCTCAGCGGAAGCCTCGCGGTTTCCAGTCCGGCGCTGGCCGCTTCGATGTTCTACTACGCAGCGGGATCGCAAGACCTGAACGCCACCCAAGAGGCGTCGGCCACGAGCGTGACCGCCAGCATCACTGCCTACGCACCCGCCATTGCGGTCGGTTCCGGGGACCACTCGCTTGGTGAGCTGGCCATCCAGACTGACAACGGCTCGGGTGCGCCGACGCGTACCGGCGTGGTGGAGATCGGTTACAACGTCGACTTCAACCTGTACGGCGACTACAACCCCCATGCCTTCGTTTACTCCTGGGTCAACAGCGTCGGCCGGGGTTACAACGCTTCCAACCCGGACTTCGTGAAGTGCACCGGCTCGGGTGGCACATGCGGAGGTCTCGCGGCCCCGGTCGTTGCGGCTGGCGCAACGCTGACTTCCGGCACGACCTACAAGATGACCATCGCCCGATCGGGCGGGGCCTGGTGGTTCGGGATCTCGGTGGGCACCGGGGCGGGATGCTCGGGCACCAACTGTTACCTCGGGTACATCCCGGACTCGGCCTTCTCGGGTGCCAGCCCATCCGTGTCGTTCACCCAGGTCAAGTACGTCCAGACGTTCGGCGAGGTGTACGACGCGAACACCGCGACCGGCGTCTGTGCCGACATGGCCAGCGGGATCAATGCGACCAGCACGACGGGTGGCGTGATCGGCTCCGTGACGTACGCAGGCCTGGCGACGACGGACGTCAACCTCGGGCGTGTGGTCACCAACGCCTCGTACTACGAGATGGTGCCCTTGGGCACGGCGGGTAACATCCGTACCTTCCGGTACGGCGGGGATGGCAGCGACGGCCTCGGCGCGTCTTGTTGACCTGACACAACGAAGCCCCGGACCCGATTCCGCCGGTCCGGGGCTTTGTCATAGGTGGATCAGGACGGGCAACCCTTGCCCATGTCCGGGTGGATACCCGCGCAGCTGGCATCGTGCACGCCGGTCACCTCGTCGCCCAGGGCGTCATCGAGGGGCCGGAGGGTAACCACCCCGTCCTCCGTGTCGTACAGCCAGTACCCCTCGCACCCGATGACCACGGCCACCCGATCGGCCACCTTGACGACCATGTGCGGGTTGTCGTCCATCACGACGTAGTGGGTGGTGTTGTTCTGGTCCCCCCCGCATTCGGGGCAGGTGGAGGTGATGGGGACCATCCCGTGTCCCGCCTCGATTTCCGCGATCACGGTTCGGAGGTAGTCGGCGGTCCGGAGTTCGACGATCATGATGTGTTACCTTCCCTCGGTGTGTGGTACCCACTTACCCTACCAGGGCCCGGTAGCCCCCGCAACCACCGGGCCGGTATTGCGTCAGCCGCCAATGAGGTTGCCGTTCGCGTCCCAGGCCTCCGAGTCGTGGGCGCACACTTCGAGCGCGTGCTGGACCGAGTCGACCTTGAACTGACGGGACGAGTCGTAGTTGCGCACCCAGATGGCGTGAATCCCGTTCGGGGTCGCCACCCGCCAGGTCAGGGCTATCTCGCCCCGGTCCGCCTTGATCACGATGCGCGCCTCGGTGTCGTTGAACTTGTCGCCAACGATGACGTCCAGATCGGCAGCCCAGGCCAGCCGTACGCCGTAGGCGAGCATCGCCGGAACGTCCGCGAGGTCACCGATCGTCCGGAGGTGCGTGTTGGGCCGTTTGGTGGCTGATTCCTTCAACCCCTTGACCACACCGCCATCCCCGCGCTTCCGGGGCACCACGGTCATCTTGGCGGGTTTGACACCGGCCAGCGCCCGCTCCGCTGATTCGTCGCGAGGTGATTGCCCAGCCGCCATGCGCTTACGGCAGGCAGCCCGTGCGGCGGGAGTGTTGGGGTGGTTGTGGTCAGCGTGTGAGATGGCCATGTCGTCGCCTCCGTCGTTGTCCGTCAGGTACAACCTACCAGGGGGCCGAAGCCCCCGCAACCCCCCATCTCAGCGTGCGTGGTGGTTCCGGCAGTCGCCGGTCCAGCGGGAAACCAGTTCGTTACAGCAAGCGGTGTATCCCTGGTCACCGAGGTTCACGTCTTCGTAGTCGGTCGATCCGCAGTTCTCGCAGTGCGCCGCGTCGATCGTGCAGGGGGTAACCACCGGGACCAGGAACGGCTTCGGCGCGACCGTGACCGGCATCCGCAGGCCCGGGGAGGTGGGGACCACGGAAGGGGCCGCACCAGCCCGGCAGGCGCGACGACCGGCGGGGGTACGCGGGTGGGAGCACGAGGTGTGGTCGATGCGGTTCGTTGTCATGTGTCTAACCTACCACCCCGGCAGGCGTGAACCTAACCGGGGTGGGGAAGATTTTTCACGCGGCCATCGTGTCCCAGCCGCAGGCGCACCGACCCCGACCGGTGTGCAGGGCAGCCTGAACGCACGTGGAGGTGTCGGCGGACACCCGGGCACCCGACCGGCGGGGCTGGATGCGCGGGGGCTTGGTGCGCAACTTGGCAACGATCTGAGCATCCCGCCCAGCCGTACGGGCCAAGCCCCGAAGATCCGCCTCGTCGTACTGGCGATCCATCCGGGCCTTCATCTGGCTGTTAGCGGCGGTCTTCCGGATGTGATCCGCGATGTAGTCCGGCTTGGTGGCCTGCATGTCGCCAGCGCCACCAGAGGCCCGGCAAGCGCGTCGTCCGGCGGGGGTCGAGGGGTGGTTGTGGCCCGTGTGCGAGATCGCCATGATGTCCTCCGTCGTCGTCGTCAACACCTACACACCTAACCTACCAGGGGCGAAGGTCATGTGCAACCTTCGCCCCCGGATTGGTTCTCAGCCCTCCAGCGCGCCGTTAGCGCGGTCAAGTCGCGCGGCGCGGGTACCGGCACCCCGGGCGAGGTTTACTCCCTCAGCGGCCATCTCACCGGCTGCACGGCCAGCCTGGGCGGACGCACCGTACCGGCGGGTTTGCTCCCGGCGCTCGTCGGCCTGGGTCCACTTCGTCGGGCGCATGTACGAGTGATCGTTACACGCCCCGGACTTCGCCTTGGTGCACTTGGCGCAACCCGTGCGGGGGTCAACCCACGGCTCGGATACAACCGGGAGGGTACTCGGACGCAGGCTCGGGAATCGCTCGTAGAACGCCTCGTCCACCCGGTCAGACCGACCGTGCAGGACCAGGCCACCACCGACCGAGTCCGCAGCGTCACGAGCCAGCCGGAGGCGTCGGCGGAGAGTCGCGATGAACATCTCCGAGTAAGCGTCCCGGTACGACGAGGCAGTGAACCCGAGGCCGGTCGCCAGGGGGGTCTCCCCACGTCGGGCGCACTCACGGAGGTAGATCCGTTGGACCTTGGATCGGGCGGCAGCCTCGTGCCCGTTACCCCAGGCCATGTCGGCAATCCGGCGACGCTCGATACCGGCCTGCCGGAGGAAGAAGATGTTGTCGGCCTCCGACCGGTCGATCTCCCAGCGGGGGTCGATCCGGGTGGCGAACATCAGGTAGGCGGCGGTCCACAAGAACTCAAAGTACCGGATGTCACCCCCGTACCCGACTACCGTTCCCTCGACGTCCCAGGTGGCCGTGCGCTGGACCAGGTACCGGACCCCGCAGTGGTCAGCGATGTACTTGAAGATCATTTCGGAGCGGTTGGTGATCTCCGAGCTTTCAGCTCCAGCCGCCCGGATCAGGATGGTCTTCACGATCGGCAGGGCCGAAGTGGGGTCCTCCGCGATCGCCTCTTCCTCGGCGATCTGGTATTCCTTCATCCACTCGGCAGCCTTGTTCCGGTATTGCTGCCGGGCTTCCTCCGGGAGGCTTTCGTCGTTCGCGTTCCGGAGAAGGTCCCCGATGAGCTTTGCGTAGTCCCGAGCCATGATCCGCCCCTTCCGTTCAAGCACCGCCGGTCGGTGCCACCTGGTCAACCTATCACATCAGCTGAGCGTGTGTCAGCCGTTGAACGAATCCCGGGGGTCGCACCCGCAGCACACCGCGTCAACACCTTCGTTGAGCTCGTCCCCGTTAAACCCCTCGTGCACGATGAAGAAGTCGTCACACACGGGGCACACACCCTTGACCGGGTGACCGGAGCCGGACCACACCAACGCCATCTCGTAACCGGTGAGGTCTTCCAGGTTGTCGACCAGGGACATGAGCGGACCGTGGAACACGTCGGCCAGTCCGGCCTTGTCGACAGGAATCATGATCGGGTCGAAGTCCAGCGCGTCGCGCCAGGGACCCCAGACCCCGTCGGTCAGGTTACGGATGATGACCTTGGCTTCCGCCTTCGGCATGTCGGCCTTCGTGATCATGATTACCTCCCGGTTCATTCGGTACCCCTACCCTACCACACCCCGTCAGTGAATGACCGGGCCATTTTCGATGATGTTGAAAGCCTCGTGGAAGTCGATCCCCCAGCGGCCGGAGAACAGGTCCACCCCCGCCTCGTACTCCCGGATGGCCTGCGCGTCGGCCTGGTCGATGGAGGCAACGGCCATGTACTCCGCCTGGAGACCTTTGATTGCCGCACGGTACGCGTTCCGGCACCAAGCCCGACCCTTGGGGGTCGCCTCGTGGGTGCAGTTCGTGTGGTCCATGCGGTTCGTCATAAGATGAATCTACGTGGGGGTGAGACGTCTGTCAATAGTTCGGAGCATGCCAACTTAGATTGACCCCGTGCGGATAACACGAGCCCAAGACGTACCTAGGGTAAGGGAGTGGAGATCAAGGCAGGAAAGGCCTTACCAGAGGGCTCGGCAAAAAGGGCCCCGGAGGGCCCCGTTGCCGGGAGATCAGTGCTTCGGGATGAACCCCGCCGCCTTCATCGCGGCGATCTTATCGAGGCAGGCGATGCAGGTCACGTCCTTCGAGAAGATCGAGACCAGGTGGTCGTGTGCCTGGACCCAGGCGGAGGTCATGTCGCAGGTGGTGTTGGTCGAGGTACCGGCGGTGTGGTGTGTCGTTGTCATGAGATGACTCTACCCCTACCGTGAGACCTACGTCAACCCCAAAACCTAAAGATCTTGTGCCAACTTGAGGGAGGCCCCGAAGGGCCCCCAGCCCCCGTCATTTGCCCGCAGCGGCCCGCTTACGGATGGGGGTCACGTTCCCCTTAGCCACCGGGCGACGACGCCTCACCGGGGCTTTGGCGGTGGGTACCGCGTGCATCAGGACCGTGACCAGGATCATCCCGACCGCCGGGAGAACCGACAGGCCTTGGCCGATCACGTCACCCGCAGGCGCGGCCAGGTAGTTGATCGTGAGAACCGCGAGCATCGCGACCGAGAGGACCATCCCCGCGACCACACGCGCCGTGCGGGTTTTGCCGTGGGAGACGTACCGGAAGGCAACGATCATGAGGCCGTCGATCGACACCGGCAGCAACCAGGGGTCGGATGCCCCGTGCGCCTCGGCAAGGTGGATCGAGTGGCCGAAGGACTGCCAAGTCGCGGCACCGAAAACGACCCAGGTCGGGGCCTTGGCCCGGAGGTTCGCGATGTGGGCGGAGGTGATGTTCATTGGGTTCCCCTTCGTCGTGGTGTTACACCTACCCTACCCAAGGCGAAGCCCAATCTCAAGCCTGGAAAGGCCTTTCCTGAGATTAACCTCATGTGACCTTTCGCACATGCAGAAAAGCACCCCCGAAGGGGTGCCCGTCCGCCGATTGGATCAGTTCGCCGGAACCGCGTTGATCACCTTGATGACCGCCCGGAATTCGCCCTCCGACAGGGCGTACTTGTTGCCCTTGCCGACCCCCAGGCCGAGGGCCCGCAGGTGCACCCGGAGCTCTTTGGCGGTCAGGTCCCGCTCGAGGTAGTCCGACAGGAGCGCCGCAACTTCGGCGGTGGTCGCACCGTCGGAGACCTCGTTGGCGAGCTCTTCGATCCGGTCGGTCGCCTCGTTCTCGATCTCGACGTCCTCGTCGGTCAGGAGAGCGTCAATCCGCTTGAGGCCGAAGGACCGGACCTTGCCATCCACCTTGATGTTGACGCCCTTCGAGTTGACCGAGATCGGGTCGCCGGTCACCTCGGTACCGTCGGTCAGGCGAACGGTGATTTCGGTCTCGTCGTCCTTGGCGGTGGCGATCAGGTTCGTGGCGGTGGTGGCGTCCATGGGGTCCTCCCTCAGTGTGTGCGGTCCGGCCGGTCCGTCCCGCGTTGTTTTGTTATGCCATAAGTCTATGCCACCAACGGAGTCCGCGCAACCCCTTGTCCCAATATTTGGACAAGATCTTTTGGGCTACCGTGGTAAGGCCTTTCCTGGCTCCGTACGGTCCCATCTCCGGCTACGTGTACCTAGGATTACCGGGACTACCCCACCTCGCCCAAACTCCCGCTCAGGCTGTTTCTGCACGTCAGACGGGCGCATGGCAACCTCCCACAATTCGATGCGGGGGACCACACACCCGTCTGGCCGCGCCAGGGCGTCCGTGAGGACGTCCACCAGCGTTCTCACAGCTTGTCCAACCCGCGCACCTCGAGGGAAAACACCGTCTCCCGGATCACGGTGAGAACCACGGCCATGAGGACCACGACCGATCCGTAGTTCACCTGGCCGCACCAGGTCGTGAACCACCCGCACACGCCAAGGAACCAGATCGAGCCGGTGAAGATCCGATATTGCTGACGAGCCGTGGTGGTGGTCATGCCCGCAACCTTCCCCGCCGACCGCGCGGGCAAGACCTGATCCGGCCGTCGCTCGTCACCAGGTCGGCACGGAGGCTGATGGGCGGTACGGGCTGCCGTTCGTGGAACAGGTGCCTAGGATCGTCCACCCAGCCCCAGCACCCCGGACGCCTGCACATGGTGCCCAGCCCCGAGGGCAGGAACGCGTGCGGGACCTTGACGACATCAACCACCCTGCCCATGACTAACCTCCGTGGATCATTCGGTAGATCGCCCAGGCGATCGACTCGTTGAGAAGGAACCCGATCGCCATCAGAACCACGCCAAGCATGATGATGGCCAGCGTCCATACCGGTATCGCCGGACGGTCCCCCCGGCCCTTAGCGTGGCTCTGAGGTGCCTTCTCGATGGCACGGATGACGCCGGTCATGGACAGCGCGCCGGTCAAGGTGTCGTCCGGGTGGCTGGAGTACACCGTAGCCTGCGGGTACGCGTAGTCGACACCGACCCTGTAGGACTCGGGGGGTGGGATCTCACCGGTGAAGACGTACGCGTCGGCCAGGTCATATGTAGTCATGATTAGTTACCTTTTTGGGTGATGTGCAGGTTAAGGGCGATAAGTTTCATGGTCAGCCGATCCTCAGCGGCGCGAGCGTCGGCAAGAGCTCGAGCGCGTACGCGAGGATCACGGATGTCCGGGATCACGATGGGGCCCTCTTCCTCCCACACCAGCCGATCGGCAGCGAGTTGTTCCAACTTCCGCCGGTCATGTTCAGTGTCCGGGATGGATTCAACCACGGGCTGCTTGGTACCGGCCGGACGAGGCCGACCAGCCGTCTTCCATTCGGTAAACCGCGTCGTCAACGTGGGAAGCTCGCGAGCGGTGAAGTCGTACCGTGCACCCGATCCCACGGGAACGAAGGTCGAGTGGTCCGATCGTAGGAATTGCCGGAGCTCGCGCGGTGTGGTACCCAGCCGTTCGGCAACTTCAGCGGTGTTCATTTGTTCTCCCTCGGTGCTGCCGCCCGGATGCGGCTGGTGGATCAGTTGTTAGCGAGTAATTGCTCGGTGCCAGTTTCCGTCAGGTAATCGGGGAGCTCGTCGTATGTCCCCGGCTCCGTGAGAAGCAATGCGGCAACCAGCTTCCAGAAGATGTCGTGTCGATCAGCATGTTCGATGACGGGGACCGGAAACCATTCAAGGTCCGGCCCCAGACCCGTGGTCATCAGGCCACGAGCCCAGAGCTGTAGTTCGTCCATTTACATTTTCCCCCAGCAATCAGGGCCAATCCCGCGCGAGCGAGACACGGCGTCAGTAAGGGTGCGGTTGCACCGACCACACGACCCGATGTGCTGGCCGTACAGCGCCATGGAGTCCGCCGGACCGGCCTCGCGGATTGCGGTGAGGACCGCCGTACGGGTGGCGCGGCTGCGGATCGGGTGGAACTCGTCGGAGGCCTGAACGCGCAGGTTACGGCGACCGGGGTACGTAGCGTTGGGACCGGCGGTGCGGAACCGGTAGAACTTCATCCCCTCCGGGCCATCAACCGCGTAGTACCCGTCCGGCACGTCCGCGAAATCGTCGGCCTGGGTGATGGTCACGGGGGCGGCTTTGGCCGCAGTATTCAACGCCTCGTTCTTCGCCTTGAGCCGGTTGATCCACCCGCTGATGGAGAACTTGGAAGGGTTGTCCCGGCCGATCTCCCACTTGCCCGCAGCCGTCACGTTGTCAGTCCAGGTGCGGGCAGCCGCACCGGCCGCCTCGTCCTTTTCGGTGATCCACGAGATCAGGTTGTCCATGTACCGCACCTGACCCTCGGACCGGGCGTCCCGGACCTCCGGACCACACGAAGCGCCGCCCGGGTGGAAGTCGGAGCATTCGAGGCACCGGGCTTCGCGGGTGGCCGGAGCATCGCCACCGGTCCAATCCTGGGCCTTGACCATGCCGGGGTTCTTCGGGGCCGGACGACCGGCGTAAGCGTCGCGGAGGTCAGTGGCACCCTCGACGATCCGCTGCATGTCCTTCGCGTTCCGGGACACGTACACCGGAGCGGGCAGGTCGGAGAAGTCGCCGCTGACGCCCTCGAGGTCGGCAACGGTGGTGTTACGGATGCGGTCCAGGATGCCGGTCATCGTGGTCCCCCTTCGTCGGTGTGGTCCGTTGAAGGCAACCCTACACGTCTCCGACATGAGACGCAACACCCGGGGCTGGATCGGATACCCACCGGTTGCCCAGCCCCGGGTGTCACTTCCGGCCTAACCACTACCGGCATGAGCGGTCCGGTTGCTAACGAGGTAATCCGTTTCCACCGCGTTAGTAACGGTCCTAACGTGGTTTCTCCCTCGCCTATCATCCGCTCTTCCACCCAAGTTACAGCCAGACCACCACTCGGGATCGTCACCCCTGGGGCTCCGCGAAAAGCCCGTGTTCTCGGGGGTCATGAGAACATCGCAATGGCCTGACCGCGTGCAGGACCGGGCAGGCCACGATTTGCACGGACAAGTCAACGTGCTATCGAGGATTACTGCCTGTGGATGGAGCATCGCTGCCCGGTCCCCGTGGAGTGGAGTGGAATCGAACCACCGCTTCCCAGATCAACGGACCCATTCCAAGTCTCCGGCCGAAGTCTTGGTGTCGTCCTCCCCGGTCGCTCTACCATTGAGCTACCTCTCCATTGTGCGTTGGTGAGCCGCACCCCTCGTCGATCACTTGGCCGCAGCGGTCCGACGGCGAGTCGTCGCCGGAGTCGCCTTCGCCGGAGCCGGGGCCTTCGCAGCCGTACGCCGGGGCTTGGGGGCCGGAGCTTCCTCGATCTCGTCGTCGTCCTCGTCCTCGGTCGCCGCCGCTTCCTTGGCCGCCTTGGCTGCCGCCTTCTTGGCCGCCGCTGCGTCCTTGACCTTCTGAAGTCCGGCCTGTTTCATGGCCTTCGCCTCACCGGAGGTGATCAAGGCGATCACCTGCCGGACGATCGGGTCGTTGGGGCCGGAGAACTCGTACCGCTCCCGGGTGACCCCGACCTCGCGCTTCAGCTTGCCATCAGCGGCCAGCTTTCGGAGGAGCATCCGGATGCCCCGGGCGTCGAAGTTCTCGCCGGTCGTCTCGGTGACGTGGGCCGCGAGCCACGGGCTGCCGAACTCGATCTTGGGCTTCGCCGGTGCCTTGGTCTCGCCGGTCTTGGTGGCCGCCTTCTTGGTCGACTTGACCGGGGCCTCGTCCTCGTCCGATTCCTCGATTTCCTCGAGGTCGTCCTCGTCGCCCTCGATCTCTTCGAAGTCCTCCTCCGGCTCCACCGGCTCGGCGGGCTTCGCGGCTCGGGTTCGGGTCGTCGGTGCCATGTCATGTCCTCCCGGACGGGTTCGCTGTTTGGTGACAGCTCGAACATTACATGCCCTCCGGCTATCCGTCAAAGCGCCGTCAAATCGACGCCATAGCCCTGCGTAGCATGGGGGGCATACACGGACCGCCAACAGGGCGTACCAATGTCTTCACGGGAATCTCAATGCCTCTAATTGTCATCGTCCACGTGCCGGACCACACCACCGCCGACGCGTTGATTGAGTCAATCACCTACCACCATGACGATCATGGTCAGGTGGTCGGGATCTTCGATTTTCCCAACCGTGCCGAGCTGAAGTGTACGGGATCATGCACCCGGAAGGGCTCCGGCGCATGGAGTCGTGATCCCCGGGGCTTCATGAAGTGTTCCATCTGCGGAAGTCGACCCCGCCGGATGCGTCGGTCTTTGCTGGGAGCCCTATTCGATTTCCTCGGAGTCAACCAGTATCCGAAGGCACCCGCCGCCTTCCGTACTCCCGAAGGCTACGGCACCGATCGCGGACAATGACTGCGTCGGCCAATGGTTCGAATGGTATCCCCTTCGGGGATATACCATGTCGAAAACCATTCGCCACCGAGCCATGTCAATTGCGGGCTGCCAAAGCTCCCCGGAGAACAATGTCTACCGGGGAGCAATGGTTCCAATGGTTTTTGGTCAAACCATTGGCCCGTTAGGCCACTTCGCGATTTGTTCCGCGTACCTCACCGTTGGCCGGAACGGTCGTCCCGTCGATCACCGTTGTCACGGGCTGTGGGGTGGCCGCGACACCGAGCGCGGCGAGCGCCAGGACGATCATGTTCACGATCTCCGGCATCGACACCCCGCCGACGATGAAAGTGTGCAGCGCACCGGCCACTACGATGGCGGCAGCCACGTACGTCTTCATCTTGGTGTACTGGGGGAGGTTCGCGGTGGCCCAGACGTTGAACGCCATTAGGACACCGAGACCAACCAGCACCCACTCCTGCGAGTCGATGTGGTTGTCCGTCAGCGCTTCCTGCACGGTCGTGAAGACGGACATCACGATCACGCCCAGGATCGGCCAGATGAGCTTTTTCATGGTTTCTCCCTACTTGCCACTTGGGGAAGGTGCCACCGGAGCGCGCACTGGCGATGCGTCACACGGCAGGGACACCCGAATTTCGTGGACCTGGCGCGCGAATGCTTGCGCGTCGGGGTCGGGGCTCTGCAACTTTTGGTACCGATCGTCGAGTCCGGTCATGAGGCCACACCATCGCTCGTCCGCAGTTCGCTGTGTCCAACTCACGTACATGACAGTGAATACGATGGCCAAGCCAAGGCCGACGAGGTAAACGATCCGTTCGGTAAGCCTTCCGCGTCGCTGCTTTCGGGCTTCCTGAACGGCCTCATCTCGGGTCACTTTCCCACCGCCTCGGCTATTGCTGCGGCGATGATGACTGCGGCTCCGGCGAGGGTGGTTCCGAGGATGACGATGCGGTTGTACTCTGGCCAACGCTGTTGCGCTGAGCCCACAGAGCTACGCCCGTCGGACCGAGAAGAAGGGTCACTGAAGCGCTGATGATGAGGCCGTTGGGTTCCTCGGCTACGAACATCTGCGACAGCATCCCGACGGCCCCGATAATGATCAGAGTTATATCCCGCGACAGGATGACCCGTCGTTGATTCTTGTCCACCCATACCCAACCTTCCTATATCCTTCTCGGCGAACGGGGGCTAGATCCGCCTCACTGCGTGTGGGCAGGTAATTACGGCTTGGGAGTTTCCGGGGTGGACAGCTTGGCAGCAACCGCGTCCAGGAAACGCTCGGCGAGCTGATCCTCGTCGATGTCTCCCGTGGTGATCCCCCGAATGGCCTCGAGAAGGGTTGAAGTCGACGACGCAAGGGCCGCGACGATCGCGTCCCGCGTGCTGTTCTCCCGGCCGTCGGAGTAACCCTCCCAGACCGCCGCTGTGAGCTGGCGCTGCGGCTTGTTCTTCTTGTCGGCGTAGTCGGTGATCTTGGTGGCCCAGACTAGCTCGGCCGCCTTCGTGGCCGCCTTCGTGGCCGCCTTGTCGATCTCGGCAGCCAGCCAGGTCTTGTCTTCCGATGAGAGCATTTCTTCCTCCGATACGCCCCATGGGCGCTTGTCGTTCTCGGCGCGCGTCTTGTACCGAGCGCTGAAGTGAGCGTGGTTGGTATGGGGGTCAGCCCCGTGGTAAGCGACCGCCCGGAAGTCTTCATCCTTGTCGTAGATGAAGCCATTCCAAATTACGTAGTTGAGTCGACACATGTCGTTCGGATCAAGCCACCGACGCTTTTCCTCAGCGATAATGGCGTGGATCTTTTTGTCAAACCAACTACCCTTGACGTTGCCCGGCTTCTTGTCCGGCCAGGGACCGGTAGAGTCGATGTCCAGCGCGTGGACTTCGTTGACCTTGTCGGCGTCCTTGTCCTTGAGTGCCGTCGAGTCCTCGTCCGCCGAGTGATCCGACGTCGATTCGTGGTTGCTGTCGCCGATCGTGCCGTCTGCACCCTTGTCCCGCTTCGGACTAACAAGGTTGAACTCCGCGCGCAGGCACAACAGGCATGGAACAACTACCCAATTACTCATTCGATCCTCCCCTCTCGCATCCATCATCGCATCCGCCGTTCTGAGAACGACACGCAAAGGGCCACCAGATCCACGCTGAGCGGTCCACACCGCGCGTGCATGGTTCCGGTGGCCCCGGGGGGG